GGAGTTTTCCTTTGAACTGCGTTGTAACGTAGTTTGCAAAACTGTCAATCTCTTGTCGAGCACCCGTAGTATCCATTGCAACTTTTTGCTTTAGGATTGTTTGAACTTCACTTGGAGTGCCAAGAATCTTATCGATATATGCTTCGGCCTCTTTACCCGTGTATCCCAAATCATCAGCCAGTTTTACAATTTTTGCGCGTTGGTCTTCCCAATACTTGTTTACATCGCCACCCTCATCGCGGACGGCTTGGACACCCTTGAGGATGGCATCACGGTAGTCAAGAAGTTCTGTCTTAGCACCATCAATCTGTTCTTGATTGCCCTTGAGTGCGTCAGTATGCCCCGCCACATATGCCTCTGCATCACGGAATGCTTCGTTGAGGTTGATTTGTGCACGCTCGGAGTCCACAGCACCCTGAGTAATACCGCTAAGAGCCTCACTCATGGATGGGATTAGACCAGCAGCCTCAAGCGCGGCGTCTCCGACAGTTCCCATAGCCACAGCAACAGCATCACTCTCGGTGCCCGCCATTCCCATTGTCCGTGCAGCGTCTTCCATCTGACTCTTGAGTTCTGGCATCTCATTCAAAAGGTTGAGCGTCTCTTCTTTAGAAAGGTTCTGACCTTTGGTGAGAAGTTGGTACCCCGCATACGCTTGGTCTAATGGAAGGGATGCTAGGGTTGTTCCATACTCTTTTATGGCATTGTTAGCATCGACAGTCTGCATTGCTATGTCGTTGAGTGGGAGATACTGTCCCCATTCAGCCATCGCTGCCGACTGCCTACCAGCATCACTGACAAATCCTTTTAGGTTGCCAAGAATGCGCTGAGTGCCATCTTCAAACTTTGCTCTAGTCTCAGGGTTACCAAAGCCAATTTCCCAGAATGTCTCCTTCTTGACAAGGTCACCCAGCAATTGAACACGGTCTTTTGCAACCGTAATAGTTTGAACAAAATCTTCTGTAGACGCAGCCGTACTTTGAATGTACTTGTCAAGTTCATAGGCACCAATAGCGACAGCAGTAATAACTGCCGCCACGGCAAGCAAGACTGGATTAGCCGCTAAAAGTGTAGTCTCGAGTGCCATTACAAGCGTCGTTACTGAGCCAAGTGCACCACCAAAGGTAATAAAAGCACCAGTAATTACTTCAACAGCAAACGCACCAATTTTCCACGCAGTATTAAGCGCAAGAATAGTAGCAAGAAGCGGACCAAATGATTCTAAGAATGCTTGGACAGGGCGTGACTCGACAATATCGAGAAACACCTGGGCGATGCCAGACAGCGTGTCAAAGTACGCATTAATTTGGTCTGAGTCAGTGAACGCGTCAGCAATTTTTATGAGAAGAACAATAAGACCTGCAAATGACGGACCTGAGTCAGCAAGTTTATTGAGGATACTGCCAAGAGCGGGCGCACCCTCTTTAAGAATATCAAAGGTCCTGCCGATATTCTGATTTGTGCCAAGTTCAAGGAACACCTTGCCCAGAGCACCAAGCGAGGAGAGAATGCTCTTGGTGTTCTCGTTTACTTCATAGAAATACTGCTTGAGTCCGTCGGGACCAAACAAATTAGAATCTCGAAGGTCATTAGCAGCCTTGAGACCATCTCCCATCCACTTCACAAAATCGTACCCCGGTGAGTCCTTGCCAAGGTTTACCCCGATGAGTTGACCAATGTATCGGAAAATTTCACCGAACAGGTCACCAAATACGGCAGCAGACTCTCCAGCCTTAGTAAAGAAGTCTGTGAGTTTGTTTTCGCCCAAATCATCTAGGTACTTGTTGAAGTCCGTAAATGCGTCACGAATAAAGCCAACAAAACTTTCTGCAACAGGAGCAGCAGCGTTAATAATTTTTATAGACGCTTGAAACAACTGACCAAGTGCATCTGAAATTGGCCCAATAAGTTTTGCACTATTCGAGAACAACTTTTTGAACATGTCGAGTCCCTCAGCAGAACTCAAGAAATTAGATATATTCTCGGCAGCCTTACCGAGTTCTCCGCCAATTTTAGCGAGACCATCGCCCATAGTGGGAAGGACGTTTCTTGCAAAATTTGTTATTGCATTGCCGAGTAGTGGCAGGAACGCAGCAGCGACCTGCTCCTGCACTGCTTTAAATAGTGGCTTGAGTTTTAACATTTCAATGACAAACTCTTTTTGCGACTTTGTCAAGTTTTGGAATAGAGTAGAACCACCGCCAGGAGTTGACTGCTCCCTAGCCTTTGCTAATGCACGTTCGGCTTCAATCTGCTGACGAAGTCCATCACGTACTACTCGTGCAAGGTTGGCTTCAGCATCAGCAAGGTCTTGACGAGCACTAATTACTGCTTGAGTACCTTCGACGCCACTTTGACTATACTTTTCCTGCTCTTTGGCAAGGTCAGCGTTCTTATCTACTGCCTCACGGTACTGAAGTTCTGCTTGAGCGAAAGCAAGTTCAGCCTCACGACGAATACGCGAGTTTGGTGGGAGGTCTTGTACACGGGCGAGTTGCTCTCGAGCCCGTTCAAGGTCCATCCCAGCACCAAGTTCAGCCAAGGCAGCCTCCTCGGCTGCGAACCCAAGTTGCTGGAGTTCTTCTCGTCCAGCGGCGAATGCGTCATTAAGATTATTTTGTGCTTCAGTTACACTTTTATTGGCACTGATGAGGGCTTCTTGATTGCCCTCAATTACTACTGCCAGACGTTCTTGCGCTGCTCGGATAGCATCCGTATTTTTAGCAGCAGCCCCGCCACCCTTGCCCATCTGACCGAGGGCCTGCATGACCCCGCCCATAGCAATCTTGGCTGACAGCATCGCTAAACCAAAGGTGGCAAATACGTTACCTAGAACAACAAGAGAGGCTCCAGCAGCGCCCGCAACTCCAATAAGAGAGCCCAGTGTGCCGATAACGGCAGAAATTGCACCAACAATTGTGGCAATAGCGGGGCCTAGTGCGTAGCCAGTCTTGGTCAGTTTTTGAAACTTTTCCCGCGCAGCGATGGCTTCTTTAGCCGTCTCTCCCAACTCGCCCTTCAACCCCTTAAGTTGGTTTTGCGCTGCAAGTGTGATGACTTTGACTATAATACTGGCTGAGCCGACGTTAAATGCCATGACTATCCCACAGGGCCATCGAGAATGTTGCCCAGTGCCGATACATCAGTAGCAGGAACAAATGGCTTAACAGTCTGATTTTTCATTGGGTCAACAGGAGTGATGTCAGAAAAATCATCGTCCCCAGAGTAGTCTTGAGCACCACGCTCTTTATACTCGTAGCCATAAGTGGTATCGTAAAAGATTTCGTAAAGTCTCGTACGCATGCCAGAGCGGGTGTGAGCGAGTTCTGCACTAGCGTACTCGTTGTCTTGCTCAAAGAAATAGTGGATGACATCGAGCATGTCGGCTGTCTCCATGTTCTTCAAGTCCAATCCAAGTGTTAGGGCTTTTCCATTGACGAAAGGCCAGAGGTCAACCGCCCAGGTTAGGAGGCCTCTGGCTGCTTTTCCGGGCGGTTGGTGTACGACTCCATCAGCCAAGTAACGATTTCAGAGAGCATCTCAACCGTGACAATACGCTCAGGGTCTTCAGCGAGAACCTCAAAACGCTTGTAACTGTCTTCCTTCAAAACTGAACGGAAAAACTTATTGATGAGACCAGCGGAGACAGCAGTGTCATCGCTTGACGAGTCAACAACAAAGTCAAGCATCGTCTTACCGGGAAGGTGCGGGTGGCACTGAAACTCTTCGTCAAAAAGACGGAAGACGATAGGCTCGTCGCTATTTTTGCCAGCGCCTGAACCAAAATCTTTGAAGCGTGCAGTCATTAGGTGTTTCTCTTTCCTGTTATGTGTACTGTTGTAGACCAATGTCTCTTGTTCTATTGTACAGTATACGACACGCTATGTCCCCGACTTACAACTTTCGAAAGTGTATCAACTGGGCACTAAGGTACGGATTTGGCTTAGTTCCTGGGTGCATCACAGATGTACGGAAAACAACAACACCACGCTGACTAAATCGAAGTGCTTTTGCTCGATTAGGACGAATGACGTGACGTCGAGTACCCTCATGGTGCATATACGCATGACGTGCACTAGCCTTTAGTCCAACGTACTGACCCGTGTAGTTTCTGAGGTGGTACCACGAAATACTACTACGAAGACGACCAGTCTTTACGCCAACCATACTTTTAGCGCCCGCTAATGCCAGAGGTCTCTTTGCCTCTAGGCGCTTCCAAATTTCTCCCTGCGGTCCATTTAAATACTGGTCTACAGTAAGTTTATCTGTTGTGATTTTAATGTCAAGATTGAATGACATAACCATTAGGGAACCGCCATTGTAATCTCAAGATTATTTGTGTAGTACCCACCCTCGGGCCCGTCAGTCGATAGTGTTGCAATAACACCAAGACCGTAGCCCGTGTCATCCCACTGGTCTAGGTCATTTATAGATTGCATCAAAACCCATGCATCTACGGCAGCAATCTCCGAACTCTCAGAAATCTTCTCGGGCAGAGGGGCTCGGCCCTGAGTGCCAACCGTCGGCACCTGACGAGAAATCATTATGTTAAGCGTGGCACTACGAGGATTGTTGCATCGACGTGGCTCATTGGCTTGGTCTCCAGGCGACCCCAAGTACATCTGAACAAACGAGACAACTATTTGCTCACAGTCAATCGCTGGTTGCCCCATCATCCAATAGCGTCGCGCGGGAAGCGGAACACCGTACGACTCAAAAATTGCGACAACACGACTGAGGACGCCATCCATCATAACCTTTAGGTCAAGAGCGCCCTCGTCGATGTCATAATCAGCGAGTTTGACGTAGGACATTGTTACTCCTCGTCTGCTACCTCAACCTCGGCCTCAACGACCTCGGCTACGGGCTCAAAAACGCGCGGGGCAACCTTCTCGGGGGCAAAACGCTGAGGTGCAACAGGAGTGGCGGGCTTTGCGTTGGGCATGTCACCAGAGGTGAAGTTTGTCATAGCCATGTGTTTTTCCTAACTTATGAAAGTGAAATCTGGAGGTTTCCAGAAGCCAATGCTACTAGTGTACCGTTCTTCTCTGCATACAAGTCCCATACGCCGGGGTCTACTGCACGCAGGACGTTATAGGCATCTGCGTAGTTGACAGTCACCCCAATTGTCTGAGCGCCAGTATTGAGAACTACCTGAGAAGAGGGAACAACCGCTGAAATAGTCTGAGTCCAGTTATAGACCGTCACCCTCAAATTCCAACCTGCTTCAGAGAGCAAAAATGCACCACCGACGCTTGCAAGGGAGAGTGTGACAGATTTAGAACCACCCGCAGGAACCTTGAGGTCACGTGCTGACACGGCTAATTTTATGGGCTTCGGATTGTACCTACGACCCCTAGGAACGTCTACAGAGAAGACTCGTGACCGCTGAGAGGCCTTTGCGGGGTTGGCAGTCTTGAGGAACAAATCAACCTCATAGACACCAGTCTTGATGTCATCGATGAAGTCTTGGGAGTCCAAGAGGGTGTACGAAACTCCCTGACGAGAGATTGATGTAACGCGTCGGGGCAGAGCACAATCCTCATCGCCAGCCCAGAGTTTCGCGAACTCACGAGCCAACGTCCGCGCAGCCATACGACCAGCGACGGGCGGGGGAGTTCCGTACGAGTATGTAATTTCTACGTTGTAAGGGTTCCACAGCGTTGCGTTGTAGAACTGAATCGTAGAGTTGTCAACAAGGACATAGTCCTTGGGAGAAATAACGGTTCCGTTGTCGAGACGGACAGTGTGGATTTGCGTTACAGGGCGGGCACGGAGTCGGATACGTGCTTCGGGCGACGTCCACTCTTGTGCGTAAAGCATGACATTTCGAACTTCACCTTTGTACAGCGTGGCAATGTTCGTTTGAGTAGAAAGACCCGGAAGACTTCCAATAGTGTTTCGAATGTAGCGTTCGGTAGTCGTACCAGTTCCAAAGAACTTACGACCAGACATTGCCCACATCAGGTACGACGCAACTCGGCATGCCTCTTCGGCATACTCAGAGTTGGACATATCGCCAAGTTCACTTGGCTGAACCCACAATGCGGTCACGCTGTATCCTGTCTATAAAGTGAACGGTGGTGCGCCCATGAGAAGTCCCACAGACGCACCACCCTAGATAACCGACTAGGCCGAAGGGTCCGCGTCAGAGTTGATGACGTAGTCAACAGGGTTGGCAGGGTTGAAGTCAAGGCTACCAGGTACGTTGAAGTCGTCAAAAGCAGTTGGACTGCCTGAACCACTAACGGGGATAACGGTAACTGCTGTGGGGGCACCAGTTGTGTCGTTCCACGTGTAGAAGCCCTTGAGTCCGACGGGAGCGTACGCAGAGCGAGCGTACGCGTAGGGACGCTCTGCGGCAACTGGGAACTCCCAGCGACCGTCGTTTCCGTCGCCAAACTGCGCGTTTCCGAGTCCGTAGCCTTCGAACGTGTTGGCGAGCATACCGTTTTCGATAACACGGTCACCCGACTGACGCATCTTGACGTACGGGAAGACCCAGTGGAAGTATGGGTTGTCCTCATCCTTCTTGCCACCCCTGATGGCGTAAGACCAAGCCTCAATGGAAACACCATTACCAGCAGGGTCATCTCCAACACCAGGCGAAGCCCAACCAATCGAGAGGGTCGAAGCAGCCGAGTTGGCGAGCGACGAACCGTAGTTCTTGCGAAGCAAGAGACCACCCGAGAGGAGTTGAGACAGTTCGGGGTCAGGCTCACAGATGGCGAGTTCCATCGTGATGCGCTTGAGCGTGTCGGGAGCCTTGTACGAAACACAGATAGCGCCGTTAGCGCTCTTTTCCGTCATCTCGTCGCCCTCTTCATACTCGGGGGTAAATGAAAGTCGCATGAAAGCAGAAGTGGTGTACGAGTCACCATTACCGTTCAGCGGCAGTCCAGTCGAGGAAAGGCGGGTAACACGAATGCACACACCTTGAATGCTCGCTGCATATTCTTGAGTAGCCATTGTGACTATTCTCCTTATTGTTAATTTGTCAGTGTCAAGTCGACCTTGACACCTAGGTGGATGGATGTATCAAAGTAAACTGCGGCTGCCCGAGTTGCTTTGATTCTCATGTCATTCTTGTTACTTGTGACACCGTAGCCTTGCGCTAAGTTGTCGTTTACGACCTCGGATTTGCCCAAGTAAACTCGAACTTGCCCTGATGCGTAAATCCATTTGTATCGACTATTAGCCTGCATTTGAGCAGTTCCGCCTGAAGTAGCAGTAGACGACACAGTCACTGCTTTTGCATACTTAATAGTGGTGCCTGTAGTACCAGTAGTAGTCGTATATGTACCATTGAAAGTAGCGTCAACACCAGTCACAGTTACTGAGTCACCTACGGCAAGACCGTGATTAGTACTAGTAGTCAGCGTTGCGTTAGTTCCGTCAGCAGCCTTGTTGGTTACGTTAACTACTGGACCATTACCTGAGTAACCAGAGCCAACTACCATTGGAGTTCCACCAAAAGTCTGAAGGTGCTGGGTCGGAACAGTTGGTGCATGGAAAACCATTTGGTTATATGAACTAAGAATTGCAGCAGCATCACGAGTGATGTGCATAAATCCTTGTTCTCCTCCAGAAGAGTAACTACCGATGTTCTGCTCTAGAACAGAAATACCATGCTTGACTGAAATAGCAGCGCCATCAGAAGTCGGGTCTGCGACAGTGCCATCAGACTTGCGACCAGAAAGAATGTTTAGTGTAGTTCCCTTAGACAGGTACGGGTTTACTAAGTCAGTACCAGTACCCTGAAGAGCAACTGTTCCATCCCAGATTTCTGCCTCACAGGCTTTCTGAGATACGCCTTCAAGTTGACGCATGACACGAGCAAATCGGTCTTCACCGAGAACGCCAAAAGTAGAGTCGAAGTCTTCAACTTCGATAAAAAATGGTACGTGGTAACTATAACGAGGAGCAGTAGGGTTTGAGTCGACTACATAGGAAGTAGTACTGGTCTCATCCCAGTTACGGACATACTTAGGAGTAGATTCCCACCATTGGTTGAATCCACGAACCCACTTGTCTTCGCCGACGGGGTTCTCTGGCTTAACAACAGAAAATAAGCCAAACGCCGAAGGTACAATCTTCGGTGCCTCAAATGCTCCATCAAAAGCCATTGTGTAATCCTTAAAAGTTTAAAGTTTGGGCTGTGTAGGGTGACCCTCCGAAGAGGGCCACCCCCACGCCATTGTGCTTATCGAACGGTTTAGAGTTCGATGGTTGCTGCTGCGGTGTTACCCGTGGTGTCGCGGAGGGCTGCTGCCGCACCGTTGACGTTGATAGTCGAGGTGATAGCGAGCGACTCAACGCCGACCTTTGCGATACCTTCGAAGGTTTCAACGAACATCTTGTAGTCGTTGGTTCCGACGAGGGTCGAGTCACGGATGATACCGAGGTCCAGCGTTCCACCGTCGAGGAACAAGAAGGTTCCTTCGGCGAACAGGTACCAGACGAACGAGTCAGCGAACTCGCTAAGTGCCGAAGCACCCTGCGAGCCGTAGACACCGAGGTCGAGCGACGGAATGAGGTCCACGTTAGCCTGAGCGACGAATCCGTCGATTTCAGCCTTCGAGATACCGAGGTTTCCATCACCAGGCATGTTCAGGACGAGGTCAGCCGACATTGCGTCGTAGACCCATGCAGGAACAATCGCCTTGAGGACGGTGTCAGGAGCGAGACGGTGACGCGAGCGGTAAGCCGCCGACGCACGACGAATCTGGACGAGGAAGTCGCGACCAAAACCGATGAGGTTGGTGGTCGTAACAGCCGTCGACTTGGTTCCGATTGCGTCAGTCAGAGCCTGCTCTGCCTCACGCGCGTGCTGAATGAGTCCGAGTTCGTTGTGACGAGCAAGGAGTTCAGGGTACGCACGCGTGAAGAGGTTACCGAACTGCATCTGGAGGGTCACAGCGTCGGTCGACGCGGTGGTCTCAGAGGCGGCCGAAACCGTCAGGCTTGCTTTGGTGTCCGACGACGGGGTCGTGTCGGTTGCGTTGCTCCAGATTCCAACCGCGTTCGCGTAAGACGAGAGCACGGGCGGAACGACGAAGCGGATACCGCCACGGTCTGCCTGGAAACGGGGAAGAGCGTCGCGCACGGGGCGGACGTTCGTGCCGAGACCAAAGACGTCGTACTTCACCTGGAAAGGCGTAGCGTGTCCACCCGATGCAACGAGTGCCTCGGCTCCGACGACGTTCTGAATCTTGGCGAGGTTGGATTCGGCGTCTGCAGTGAGAACGCGGTCTTCCGGGTAAGACGTCGAGAACGATGCCACGATGTGCTGTTCTCCGTCTCCTCCGTTGACGCGACGAAGGCTGTGGAGACGCTTCTCCATTGCCTCGGCTACGCCGTGGAGGTCATTGATGGTGCTGCCAGCCGTGTAGCCAGGGATGTCTGCACCAGCCGTGATTGCCACGGATGCGAATGCAGTTTCCTCAGCCACGGGACGACGGTCAGCGGGAGCCTCGAAGGCACCTTCTGCTGCGGCGGTCACTGTTGCCTCTTCCTGCGCCTCTTCGGACGCAATTTCTTGGGGGGTTTCTTGAATTGATGCTTCTGCTTCTGCAGGAACATCTTCGGCTTCTCCGTCTTCAGGGTCTGCCGAAGCGACAACAGCGTCATCCGCTGCCTCTACTTCTGCTTCTCCATCTTCGGGGTCACCAGAGTTTGATGCTTCGGTGAGTTCTTCAACTTCGACCGACGCTTCGGCTACTGCCTCTTCGTCAACCGATGCCTCGGACTCGTCCTCAACCTCGACGGAAGCCATAGCCTTAGCCTTGCCTTCCTCAGCCTCGACTGCCGGGGTTTCGGTGACCTCATGTGCTGGGGTCTCCTCCATCTCGGGAGCCTGGTCTGCTGGCACAACTTCTTCGCTGGGAACGTCTTCACCCTTGACGCGCATAGCAGCCTCGGCTGCCTGCTCGGTGAGTTCTGCTGCCATCGTCTCACGACGAGTCATCTCGCCACGAACCGTGTCGAGCATGTCTGCGAGTTCAGTCATGGCAGCAACATTGTCGGCAGTCTGCTCTTCCGATGCATACCTGTCGAACTCAGCGACCATATTGTCTGCCAGTTCGGTGATTGCTTCATCACCGAGTTCTGCCAGTTGGTCCAACTGTGATTTGATGCTGTCCACTGTACCTCCTCTAGGCCAGTTGGGGTATTGAATATCAATACCTTGTGGATAGTCTGAGGTAAAGGGACTGGCACAAATAAATTATGCAAGGCACTCCACCCAGAGTCTATATTACACTACTTTTAGGTCAGCAATCGCAGAAGTCGATTGAATTGCGATGAAACTTCCCCTTGGCTATACACGTCATTTCCAGACATGAACCCTCGGAGTTCCTTCGTTGCAACATCGGCATCTTTCTTGCCAATCTTGTCCTCGACACGTTTGATGAGGTCTTCTGCAAGACTCTTCAATGTGGCGGGGAGGTCGCTAAATCGCACTTTGGTCGCTTGGTTGTCAAACGGAAGTGGGAGGTTAGCAATTGTCTTACCCAACTCGGTAGTTGCGACACGGACGTTTTCTACAGACTTGGCATTGAGAGCACCAGAGTCGAGCCTGTCGATAGTGTTGATGAGGTCAGACGCAGACTTGACAGCCCCCGCGTAGTCACCGACATTACCGATAAGATTTTCTGCTTCAGCAATCTTTGCAATGACATCTTGGTTACCAGAGGTACCGAGGTCCTGCTTCAATCGAGCAAGTACGAGACGGAATCGTCCCTGAACGTCACGAGGCTGAGTTTTACCGGGGACAAATTTCCCAGTCTCAGGTACGACTACGTCAGGAGTAACTGTCGTCTTCCCAGTATCAGAAACAACTTCTTTTGCTTGAGGTTGCTCTTGCGCGGGTTGGGTAGTAGTCGGTGTCGAGGAAGGAGTGATGGGCGGGGCAACTGTCGGAGTGACAGCCTTCACAGCCTCTTCTACCTTGATATCAGAGATAGGTACACCACTGACAGTTTTTTTGACCAACTTTTTGAGTTCAGCATCGACAGACGAAGCGAATGCCTCGAACTCCTCGTTGCTTAGTTCAAGCGGGAGTTGCGAGGTCGCAATCCCGCTAAATGCTTTTTTTGGGTCGGTCTCCGAAACTGCTCCGAGATTACCAAATTCCGCGAGTTTCTCCCGCATTCGTTCCAAATCAGCAGACGCAGTCATTGCCTTCTTAATCCATGTCTCAGGAATAAGGTCTGACTTCTTGAGGGCACGTGCACGCTTAATGATATGCTTCTTGACGTCACCACGCTCTGAGGCCTTAGCACGACCAAATGCCTTGATGGCATTCTTGAGGTCGCCCTCGTTACGAATCGGGTAGGAACCATCAGGAAGGGCTTCGCCCTTCTTGGCAAGGTTCTTGCGCTGGAGCGGGGAGAAGTCAGCAAACTCCATGACTGCTGCAAATGACTCAGCAAGTTCATCGTGTGACTCAACACTAGCGACTACGGCTTCGAGCACACCATTTTTGCTGAGGTCAGAGAAAACCATCTCATAAACTTGCTGAGGGTTGTGCTCGAGGTACTCATCTTGTTCAGACTCGGCGTACTCTTCAGCATATTCTGAAGTAGAGACACGCAACTGCCATGCCCACTTCATGTGCATGTCGATACGCTCAGCGAGGAAATTAGCAACTCCCTGCTCGTTAGCCATGTTAGCAACATCAAAAGCGCTCTTATACTTTCCGAGGATTACTGAGTTAGCACAGTAGAGGTCATATGCCATTGCCTGACACTTTGAGTCCATGAGATGTGGTGCAGGGATGTCACTCATTGACGCATACTCGGCAATGTTGAAAGTTACAGGGAAGCCCAACTTGCGGACATTTTCAGCAAGTGGGTCAATGGAACCGTCAACGTCTTCGTAAATTTCACCAAAGAGTTCGTGATACTGAGGAAAATCTTTTCCTTCGACATTCCAGTGGTATCCGTGAGCACGGAACTTGAGGTCGACAACTCCAGCGAGAAGTCCATCAAGAATACGAGCAAGGTCTTCCGTTGCAGGATTGATAACTTCAATCTGTCCGTCATAGTTGAACTCTGCACCCTTGACGCGAGCAGTCAGTTCTGAAATCTTGTCCGAAAGGGTCAACTTTTCCAACTTGGCGATACGCGAGTTGAGTTCCGCCATCGGGTCAGCCTTCATACGAGCGAGAGTGGCCGCACCCGCCGCTACCAATGCGGTAACCTGACCCGACGCAACCATAGCGCGGGCAATGGGGAATCCGGGGACGTTAACTTGGCAGACAGCGACGAGTTCAAGTGCTCCGCCGATAGGACGCCAGTCACCAGACGGTGCCGAAGCACGGAGGGTGCGGATTTGTTCAGGCTGTACTCCGGGGCGAAGTGCTCCAGCAACCCAAATTCCAAAACGGTCCTCACCAGCGTGAACGTCAGCAACGGCGCTCGCGGTGTCGTCATAGTGCTTGACTGCGTCAGCAGCACTTGCGTAGAGAGGAGCGTGTCCACCAGCAAGCGTCAACTGTCCAACTGGGATGTCTGCACCTTCAGCGGTACGGCATACGCCAGTGTGGAAGTAGCCGTACCTGCTCTTGCTACGCGGGGGCTTTACACCGTTCGAGAGACCGATGTGGTTAGTCGACCACGAAGCGATGTGTCCAAAGACACGTCCTTCATCGTCAACGGTAAGCGGGGTTGCCTTGCCAAGTTTCGGGTCCGTAAACCAGTCCTTCGGGGGTGCAACAGGGATAGCGCTCGCAACGAGACCGCACGCCATAATGGCTTCGGCATCGCTGGGGTCCACCTCGTCGGTGTAAATACCATCTTGCATGATTGGCTCCTCTGGGGTTAATTCTCCCCCGTTGTCAGGCATGTAAATTTTGCACTCTTGGAATGCAGGCTTTGGTACTATTGTAACAGCCATTACACGTGCCTTATTTATGTTGATACGGTTCTTTTTAATTTGCTTCTTACCATTGTCTTTAGCAGCGGCTTCTTTATTTTCATCTTCTTCGGCCTCAAAGCGGTCCATATCTGCTGAGACGCCACGGAGGAATCCGTTACGAACAAGGCGCTCTGCCTCGCGTCCATATGCTCCAGTATCGAAAACACCATGAGCATTTCCAATACCGCCATCGACACGCTCCATGTGGTCAATACGACCAACAACTACAGAGCCGTCGTGACCGTCGCCAGTTTTGTACTGCCACAGAAGTGGAAGTGGAAGGTCGCGGAGTTCGATAGCGCCCTTCGTAAAGACTCTTCCGTCTCCAGATTCCATTTCCTCTGGGATGACTAGCGGAATATAGAAGCGAGCACCTTCAGTCATCTGGCCTCCAGCAACCATTGCGCTGGCTTCGCCCTTAGACGACTTGGGGTGGCTTGCAGGAAGCAAGTCATTGTCGGTTATGTACTTGCTGTTCTTAGGCGAGCCAGACTTCAGCAAGTGGAGGAAGGCATTGACGCGAGCCATTGCCCATGAGTTTCGGTTCTGGTCAGGACGGTGGCTGGTCGAGAATGCTCCAGCACCGCGACGATAGACTGCCTTAAGTGTGCTGAGGCTGGTCTTACGCTTCGAATCTACCTTTTCATTGTGGTCAGAGACCTTCTTGCTCAGTGCCTTCTCGATAGCATCGGTGAAAGTTACACCCTTGCCAGTATCAGCAGAGCCCTTTTTGTTCTTGTCTGACCCCTTGATGCGGTCTTTCTTGGGGGCTGGCTTCGAGCCTGCAGTAGCAGTAAGTCCCATGCTCTTGTAGACCTTGGCCTTGATGGTCATTTCCCCACTCAGACGACGCGCAACTGAACGGTGGTGTCCATCAATAATCTCTGGCTCTCCGTCTTCGTCAATCCAGACCTTGATTGGCTTATCTGAGTTGAGAACATCTTCCACTCGCCTCATGTTGACCGTACTTTGAGTAGGAACGAGGTCCGACAACGCAATCTCGTTCTCGTAGTCTCCTTCAGCCTCATCAGCGTAGTCTTTGATGCCTTCTGGGAGGTCATATGCAGGCTTAGTAAAGAACTCGTCGACACCGACATTTACATCATCGCCAACCTGATAAGTTGCACCTGCTGTCACAGTTCCTGCCGTGATGGGTCCACCAACAGCCCATGCGTTACAGGTACGAGAGGCGGCACACTTGAAATCAAGTGCCTCGCAGTAACCGAGTTCTGCCTGAGTAATCGCAGCGTCGGCATCAACTTGCTGAGACCCACCCTGTTCGATACCCGTGGCGATACAGTCCAGCATCTGAGGAGTGCGAACAAAGAACACGCACGTAGCACAGGTAGTGGTTCGGGCTTCTTCAATAGTGGTCTTCCACTTGTCTGCTTTATCCTGCCAGAACTCGTCGTTCGGCTCCTTGGGGTTGAGGGGGCCGTAACCGACATTGTCAATAGCGTTCTGACGGTTCTTGAGGTTGAGTTCAATGTTCTGCGTAGCAGGAGGACAGGTTTCCCCATCAACTGCTGCAGTCAGAGGCATATCCTCGAGGAGGAGGTCAGTTTCGGGGCTATACCCAAGGTCAGTATTAGTACGACCAGCAATGAAGTTGACCTTGTCAATGGCATCTTGACGACGAGCACTGAGAACCATAAGGGTATTGATTTCGTCGGAGTCCTTCAGAACATCGGTGCTATAAACGCGACCAGTCGGTTCTTGATATGAGAGTTCACGATTACGCTTATCTCCAGGCCAGAAGCCGTCCATCTCCTTGTGGCGGAGTGCACAGTATCCCTTAGCACGCGGGCCAAGGTACTTCTTGAGGTTACGGACACAGCGGGTCCAGTCGCCAGGAGTATTCCAGCGAATCTTCAAACCACCCTTACCAACAGTCCAGTAACGGCGAAGTTCTTCAGCGTTACCCTTATTTCGGTCAAGTCCACCAGCCGCGATAAGCGCTTGGTACTCATGGTCCTTGCATGCACCAAGTTCTTCCATGAACCCGATGAGGTGTGGTTCAGGCTCCCATGCGTCGTCATATGACGCATCTACCTCTTGGCAGATTTCCTCAAGGGGAGTAGCCATGTCTTCGTTAGTTACCTCTGTCGGGTAGACATCGTAGACAACTTCTTCCATACTGGCGTTACGGTCATTCTTGGCGTGAGTAGACGTGTAGATACCGAGGGCTTCCTTGTGGCGCAACTGGCAGTAACCTTTAGCGCGGACACCCATGTACTTGGAGAGGTGACGAACACAACGCTTCCAGTCCCCAGGCTGACCCCAGCGAATCTTAAGAGCACCCTTTCCGCTAACCCAGTAGCGACGAAGTTCCTCGGCGTTACCACGGTTACGGTCAAGACCACCCGCTGCAACAAGAGCCGAAAAGTCATACTTCTCACCAACGAGGACAGCAATTGCGAGGTCAAGGCTATATGCCGAAGCAGCGACAGTCTTAACATCTTTTTCGCGTCCCTCAGGAGCCTGTGAGATATCAACCTGCTTGAGGACGTCGTTGAGGACCGTCTCGTCGAGGGGGACAACAGGAGGAGGAGTAGCCGAGTTAAGGTCAGCAAGAGTTTGAGTATCTTTGACCCACGTTCCCTGCTGACGAGTCCACACCATCGGAGAAGTCGACTTAGAGTTCTCGGGGACAAGAACCGACAACTGCATAACAGCACGGGGGTCATCGGGGGAGACGATAGCCATGTAAATGGGCTGAACATCCGTCGTCTCGGGAGTAAGTTCTACAGCCTTGTCACCAGCAGAGGTAATCGGGTTGTACCAGATTGAGCCGTTTCCGCCAGAAGCCTTATCTTGCTTCTTCAGCCAGTCCTTGAGAAGCGGGTGCTTGTAGGCATTGACAGAAAGTTTTTCTCCAGCAGCCCTCTCCAACTTTCGACCAGCAGGTCCGACGTCAGTAGAACTCGACGGAGTGCGAGAGTCCACTGGGGCAGTCGGAGCATAATCCTTAAACTGTGCACGCTGAGACGAAACCCATGAGGGCCAGTCAGCAAGCAGGTTGTGCAGGTCTTCAGGAGTAAGTGAAGGAAGAGTTCCGGGGAGTTGAGCAATTGGTCGTCCCAGCGGAGTACGAGGCTCACCAAGAATTCCAGAGAGGTCAAGCGGATTGTAGGTGTCAGGGAGAGGAGCAGGAGTAGTCGGGTAGACATCCTGTCGTGGCGTATCTACCTGTCGTCCAGCAACCTGAACTGTACTTCCATTATCAAGTTTGACATTGACAGTGCCCGTAGCGCGGTCAGTACTTGTGATAGTTCCCTGCTTGGAGTTATCTCCTCCGACAGCAACGCGAGCACCAGTCTTAGCAAACTGACCCGAAGCGTTACGAACCTGACTCTGTGCAGCCTTGGCACGCTCTTCGGGGGTGTACTCGGCATTAGCCTTAGTGGTGTCACCAGCAGCAGTCATGGCGAGGTTGACAATGTTCCAGTCAATCTCGGGGAGAGCATCCATCGCCATACGGGCTTCTTCTTCACCGTCATCGAGGTCCTCGACCGAGACAGTGCGGAACGGGTCTTCCTGAAGAAGAGCAGCAATAGTAATTGCAGACTGCGGGTCAATGGTGACGTGAGTCTTCTCTACGGTGTCATCTTCTCCGTCGAGTTCAGCATCGCGAGTCCAGATATCTCCGTGCATACTGCCGAGGTCGTCCCATGAGCCGTTATCCCAAACATAGACGTTTCCGTCATCATCAATTTTGTAAAGACGGTCAATTCCCGAGCCATCCATACGGACACGGGCAATGAAGTCGGGAGCGTAAACATCGTCACGACCGAAGTCGTTGATATCCCCTACGTACTGGTCATTGTAAGCCTGTGCATCAGGAATAGCCTCGTAAGAGGGAAGAGTGTACCCATCAGCCGTAATGGCCTTCTTGTTCTCAGACTCAACGATTGCGGAGGCCCAACGCTGTCCAGCATCGCCACCCCACAAAGCCCATGCGATACGCCCATTCGAGGGGAAGCCATCTTCCTTGGGGCTCCAGCCCTTGCCCTTTTTGTCAACTTCGTGACGGGGGAAGTACTTGGCAATGTGACGAACCTTCTCGAGACCAATCTGTCCACCCCTAGCAAGAATGCGAGCAGAGTTAAGACCGACGGGAGTTCCACCACGGTGGTGCTTCTTGTGCCATTCCAGAGCCTTTTTGGCTTCGGACTGTACGCCAGAAGGGATAGTGTACTTGCGACCTGATGACGCTATAACACCAATGTCCAACATTGAAAGAGATGCTTCAGCGAGTTCTACCGCCGAATCAGTGACATCAACGTCGTACTCAGAAATGCTCCAAGATTGTTCAGATGACAGCACATCAGCACGCCCGGTTTTGAGAACCATGTTGAGGACGGGGTCGATAATGGCACCATTGCGCTCATTAGCGAAGAAAAGAAGGCTTCCGTTGCTTCCTACGTATTCCACGATGACCTACTTTACGGGGGTTACGTAGTCGGAAATTTCCTCAGCCGTGAGGTTCTTCTGGTCATACATGTTGACCAGTTCCTCTGCGGTTTCAGGGTTCACCATGTGCGGTGTAGTCAAGTCAAAAGAAGAGTCACCCGGAGAAATAGCAAGCCAGACACCACCGACGCGCTTGTAGTTGCCAAACTCATTCATATACATGAGTCCGACGACATTGTCGTCATCATTCGTGAGGGCGTAGAGTTGTTCTCCGCCATCTTTGAAGTAGTTAGCCATCGGCTCTTGCCTTTCTTCCTTGGTGAGGTGGTTCTCTGGACTAATCAGAGCCTTGATGGCCTGAACAGGCAACGAGATACCATATTGTGATAAAGCAATTCCGTCTTCTTCGAAGACAGGACGAATAGTGTAGTCACCCTCGGAAGTCGAGAATGACATCTTCTCTATCATACTACGCTCTGCGAAAGTAGGATTCTCAAATACGAGTTCCTCTCCGTCAGGCGTAGCGACAGCAATGTTAGAAGTACCTGACGGAACGTATGCGTAAAGAATCGGAGTTGCTTTTCCATCGCCAGACTCACCAAGCATTCCGATGCTCGGATAGACGAGGCGTCCTTCAGGGCGCTGAGCCACCGTGTTCTCCATTCGCTACAAGTACTCTTTTATTCTACCGTACTATTTCATCGCCGTCATCGACCAAATCGGGTTCTTGCCCAAGTCCCATCTGCTCAAGAGTCGGAACCTCTCCGTCATAGGTAACTTCAGAGTCCTCGAACAAAACCGAGATGGCCCATACCAAGGTATAGATATCCTGAGTTGTTGCGGGAAGGAAAGGACCTTCAGGGGCCGCACTGATAGTACTTCGGTCAGGAGCAGCATAGTAGATGAACTTATCGAGCGCATCAATGGTGTCCTGAACTGTCTCGCCTGACTTAGGGATAAGCGATTCGGCTTTGGGGTCCCATGTAAAAGTATTGCCGTCAATAGTAATGTCTACTGGCTCGGTATACTCTTTTTCCAAGTCTTCTGTTTGATTGTCCATGATTATAGATTACACTCCATCTGCTTATCGAATAACATCTGCACTGGGGACTTCGGTGGTCATGGACGAGTCCGTGTACCACTTTCCAGTTGCCTTGTCGAAGAACAGGTCCTCTGCCTTGTACTTCTTGGTCTCGGACTTTGAACCAAGCCCTCGAGTCGGACTCCAGTCAGAAAGGAAAAGGAGAAGTCCCATACCGAAGTGCTTGACCTGCTCATCGAACTGTTCCACAGGTCGACCATAGGTCTTAGCGTTCTTGATTTCGTCAGTCATTTCCGCATCGGTATACCACTTTCCAGTAGTCTCATCTTGGAAAATGTCAGTGGAGAGGGCAGTAAAAGCGCGTCCCTTATGCTTGCTTGCATACACAATCATTCCGTCTCCAGAAGACGACTGTCCGTGGTGACCAAAAATGTCCTGCATGACCATTGTGGCAACTTCAGAGTATTTGTTATTTGGTGAGAAGAAGTCTTCTTCATTGCCAAAAAATTCCCTATCTCCATACTGCTTGAGCAAGTAGTTAGAAACAAACCCATTGATTGGGCTAAATCCCTTTTCCTTGCCGAGACGGGTTCCACCATTCGCACCCACCAATTTGGGAAGGATATCGTTTCCGTTTCTATCCTTTGAGACAAGACGGTCGTAGAGCCAAGCATGCTCAAGTTGCGCTACGTTAGGGCTAACTTCTTGAATAACATGCCATAGTTCGTGAAGGAACACGTCAGTGTACGGGTTTTCATAGGCACTCTGGAATGTAATTCCTTCTGGCATACGACCATGTTCCCTAGACGCGTAAATTTCGTAGCGTCCAGAGCGCTTTGCCATTTTTCCTCGGCCCTTAAATGGGGAGGCCACCAGTTGCATTTTATTGTTCTGCATAATTTCTGCCAACTGAAGAAGAATTGCCCGAGGAACTCGGTCAAAGGCTTCTTGAATTGCTTTGCCCATTTCGCCTGTTTCATTGACAGCCGACCCGCCGTATGAATTGCGAATTCCAAGAGCAGAAATTGACACATTGTCAAACTCGACTCCAAGTTCTTTCAGAGTATCGATTGTTGCCTTGTCGTGAGCAATTTTGACATCCTTGAAGAACTTCTGAAGTTCCTCACGGTGCGCGAGAAGTACTTCTTTGGCTTTCTTCTTATTACGGAGTACTGTTTCTATTTTTTCTTTGGCATCAGGGCTATTTGCCATAAGATAGATAAGAGCAGCGCCGTCTCTTGAGTACGGGTAGACCATATCACTAAAGCCTGGCGCATCTGATGTCAGAGTTTCTCCAAGTTCACGAATTTTTTTGTAGTCTATGTTGAAATTTTCATCAACGTATCCATCGGCAGCCATCTTCTTGATAACCAGTTGAATGTCCTCTTCGGTATAGCCAAAGTTAGAAGCATTGCCCAAACTAAAACTCGAAAACTTCTTGAGTCGGTCAGCCTCCTTCTTGAGGGCCTCTTCCGCTACCGCAACATCTTCGTAGGTTTTAATTCCTTCGTAACCACGCTGACGTAGGTCATCAACAACGCGTTGCTGAGCCATGCCCCATGCCTCAGAACCAAACTCCATCATCTGGTCCTTGAGAGCGCGAGCCTCTTCAGTCGGCTTTGTACCCTTATAGTCAATTTTAAGAGTCGAAGTTCCCTCAATCGCGACGTTTGCAGGATTACTGTTTGGGGGAAGAGCCTTTCTGTCGTCTTGTTTTAGATTATAGGAGCCTAAGTTCAAAGTAGATGCTACCTCAGCAACCCTGCCAGCCAGTGAGGTGTCACTAGCGGGTTCGGTAGTCTGTCCTGCCTCACCAGTCTGAGAAGCAACAATGTCCGCTGCGTCGGCAAGGCCACCAAGCACCTGAGCATCGTCAGGGTTACCATTACGCTCAGCATCTTCAGCCAAAGCGCGGGCAATCCCGCCAGCAGTGTCAATGGGGCTTCCAGCCTCACGGTTAGGCAGGGAGCGGAGTTCCTGAATGATATCAGCAACTTCCTCAGTAGAGTAGACAGACGACATGTCTTTGCCATCCATAACACCGAGGTAGTAGTTCATCAACCCCCACGAGGGGCGGTCAGGAAGTTGCTTTGTAGCAAGAAGTTCGAAAATTTCGTTCATCTGTGCAATAGTTGCGTTGTTCTCAACCGAGTCAGGGTAGTTCTGAACCATAACCAGTTGACGAGGGCCACGCGAGAAACTAATGTCGTCAATCGTGTACGTTCCGTCAGCCTGGCGAATAGCAACCCTGACGGTAACCTTCGTACCATCTTCACTTAAAACAGGAGCAGAGACAATGGGAGAGTTTGAGTAGCCCAAGTCATCATTCAGGACACCGATAAAGTCGCCAACTACAAGGTCTCCGGGTTGCTTTGTCGTGGGTTTACCTGCCATACCAAGTGGCTTCTCGGGAACAATCGTGCCATCCTCGAGAACCAGTTGAGAGTTCCCGTTACGAGTAGCAGTCTGGCGTACAGGCTTTACTGTAGGAGCAGGTTCGGGAGTGGGCTGAGGAATAAGTTCCTGAGCATCTCCGCCAGTAGCCTCGGTAGCATAGCCAGCGCGGGGGTCAATAGTGCCATTCTTGTACATGACGCGCTCGGAACCATCAGTACCATCAGCAGTCTCAACCAGACGGTTGTTACGAGTAGTAGTGATTTGGAACTTTCCGTTATCCCACTGAACCATGATGTAGTCCGTGTAGCGGTAGCCACCATTAGCATCGACAAATCCGAGGCGCTCAACGACCTTACCGCGACGTCGAATGTCAACCTTGAAACTAGGGACATACTCAATAGTATCGCCGACCTCCAGCGGAGTCCGCTGGTCCCATGAGATTCCACTACCGAACTCAAGAGCCTGCTGGTTAGCAATGTGGGAGTCATACGCAGATGCAAGTGCATACACGTAGTCCATGTCAATAGTGATGTTCTGTCTCAAGAACTCTGCACTATTGTTCAAGCGCTCGGCAATCGTACTCATCCACTTGTCGCTATTGCGGTGCTTGCTTATCTGTTCAAAAATTGCACGAACAACCAAGTCACTCGCGCGGCTAACCTCTTGAGTCGACGAAGGCGTAGCACCAAGAAGCGTAAGAACACTTGCCGTCGTGTTGCGGTCAAGTTGGAGGTCATGGGCGTGACTGTATTTGCCCGTGTCAGGGTCAATCGCATCCCGCTTCATACGAATCTTGGTAGAACCAGACTCAAACCACTTGCTCGGTCCAACATTCTTCTTGAAGAAAGAGTGGTGGAACTTAGTCATCTCACGACGGTACGTACGGAAAAGTCCAAGAGCCGACTGGTTCATACGACCAACACGTGCAGACTGGACCTTTCCAGTCTTAGTGTCAATACGGCGAACATAAGTATAGTAGTACTCGTTTGGAGTCTTAGTTACGACAACTTCAAACTTGAACTTAGTACCCTTGGAGTCAGTCCATTCGTGAGTCTCAGTGACAAGTTCATTACCACGACGCTCAGAACCAGGGAAGAGTTCTTCCATCTTGTCCATGATGTCAATGTTGACACCCGCTTTTTGAAGCGCCAACATCTTCTTCAGGTCAGCATACGAAATATGACGCCAGCGAGAAAGTTCCTCGAGGTCCTGTGCCGAAAGGTTCTCTTCCTCAGGGCTAGTATACGAGAAGGAATTCTTAGCCTCGTCGATAAGGTCACCAGAATCATCGTAGCCAGAGCCATCGGTAATCTCGATTGGTTCGTCTCTATCAGCGTTACGCTCAATGTAGCGATACATAGCCGTAGAGTCTTTACCCTTGTTCAGACGCTTATTGTTGAGAGGCTTAGAGGCGTCGTACCACTTGCCGTCTTCACCGAGAACAAACTCCTGCATGACACCGTACTCATCCAAGAAACGAATGTGGCTATACTCGGATGAACCTGAAAGAATAACATCGCGCCAGTCACTGCGGTAGCCAGTCTCGAGGTCTACAACATCTTCGCCCATCTCGTCGGCAATTTTCTTCTTCGCGTCATCGTTGCCCTTGAACCCGTCATCGACCGAGTCCATATCGAAGCCCCTATCAACAAGGCGCTTACGGAAGTCAGCGAGAGGAATCTCAACGATGTTCGAGCCGAGTGCCTCAGGGGCACCAAAGTTATCGAGTGCAATCGAAACGGTGTCTTTACCGTTCTGCGTGGCATTCGTGTAGATATCAACAAGTTCCTGCTGACTAGTACCAGCAATAAACGCGTTCAGTGCTTCCTCAGCGGTGGCAGGCTTGGCGTTATCAGTTCCCTCGCGGAGAACGTCGGGGTTCGATGCACGGTATGCGTTGAGTGCATCTACGTTAGAAGTGTTACCGTTCTTTGCGTCCAACTGACCAGCGATGAACATATCAGTGTCAAAACCACGGCTCGACAGAGCAACAACGAGAACGCGAGTCGAATAGTTCTTGCCACCGATGATGACAGACTTCTTACCGTTCTTGATTGCATCAGCGAGTGCGTCCTGCAAGTCGGTCTCGGAAACTCCGTCGAGACCCTTCGCACGGCGAAGTTCAGTGGCTGAAGGAATGGAGTTCAAGTTATATGAGCCCATCTTCAGTTCAGGAGCAGGAAGAATTTCCGTGACCTTCTCAGCAGGGGTTACGTCCGCACTAATCTGAGCCTGCAGTTCCTCACGAACCAAATCGCGGGCAGTGAGGCCCTTGTTGCGGTCACCCATACCGATAAACATGCCATCAGCCGTGAGGGGGAAACTAAGGTTGTACTCTTTCAGGTCTCCCTTAGAGTCTGTGTACTCAATACCAATGTCGATGGTATCGCCTTCTGTAGCATCCTGATTGACAACAGCAGAGACTCGGACATTCCCAAAAGTGGCGCTGTTATCAAAGCCCTGCTCAGCAAACGTAGCGATAGTATCAAAAATGTCGCCCTCAAGGAGTTGCTGGGGGTCTGTAACATTTACAGGGGTCTGAGTGGGGGTAGCATTGTTTTCTTTGGACTGAGAATCAATCTCGCCAAGAACCTTGGCGCGAACATCAACTCTGTCGACAATTTTTCCCGAAGTAGTGATGGGGAGATATCCCACAAACTCGTGGGTGTCGCCATTTTTGTCATCGTACGAGACAATCCACTGCATTTGATTGTCAACAATGTCCGTAGCGAGGTAGAGGTTTCCAACACGGTCAGTTGCCTGCTCATCTCCACGACCAATAAAGTCGACAATCTTGTCAGCGACGTCACCAGCGAGAAGGTCGGCGTCACTAGTTACATTAAATCCGTCGCCTTCGGAGGCAGGGGTTGCTGCAGGTGTGGGGGGCTTGCCACCGTCTCCGCCCTTGGCAGGCTCAGAAGATACTCCACCACCGTCTGGCTGACCTTCGCCATATCGAAGAGCCTCTGCCATGCTACGACGAATCTGCTCGTCACGATATGTTCGTGGCGCTGGCCTAAAGCCAATCATTCCATCAGTACGAGGAGTATCCGCCCGTTGCTCTTGCTCGGCAAGAACTGCAATTTCTTCGTCGGTGTAGTCTTCCAATTTCTTGGAAGGAATTTTAGTAGCGGGAGGCTTAGCGATTTCGGCATTCTTCGGCTCATACGGCTGGTTCGGACCCGCCAAAACTTTAATTGTGCCGTGCGTACCGCTCGGATTTTTTTCCGAAACTTGGAGAACATAGCCCTCAGAAATCAAATACTCAATAGCCTTGTCGACGTGCGCCGCCGTGGCATCATTCTGTTCTTGACTAGGATTACGGAGCCCTTGTGCATCTTTCCCATATGTGAAAAAGAAATTATCAAAATCAGTACGCGACTTCCACGACCAACCAGGAACAGAAAAAGCCTTAGCATCATTGGCAAATTTAGATGCTCGTCGAAGAGCAGCATTCAGTTTAGAAGAACGCGAACGACTGCGCGACGCAGCAGGCTCAAAAAAATCAGGGTCAACAGTTCGATTCGGGTCAAAGTACACGCCGGGTCCGACAGGTGTAGCGGAAGGAGTTACTTCTTCCGTGGCAGGAATCTCTGCAACAGGCGCAACTGGCGCAGTAGCCTCAGCCTTGCTGGGGTCACGGATAAAGTCTGGGTTGTCGAACTGGTCCTCGTGCTGGTCGATACGGAGTTCCCACTCGGCATCAACGGCGTCATAACGAGCGCGAGTAGCCTCATCCATACCTGAAGAACTACCACCAAAGACGCGCTCAAACTGAGCAACCTCTTTACCGAGGGCATCGTTAGTCATACCAGCAGGGTCAGCCTTAGGGGCTTCGGGGGCAGAGGGGACCTCTGCAACAGGAGTAGCAGGCTTCTTAGGGGCTATAGTCTCACCAGGGAGCGGGACATAGTTGTCACGAGTCGTGTCAATCTCGTGAACGGCTTCCATAGCCTTGCCGAGGTCTGCCACGTTGATAGGAGCATTGTCAGAGTTGATGTTATCAATGACGTCCCAGCCACCCTTGCCATCAGGCTCAATAGTGATATCGCCATCTTCCGAGATAAATGCCTGAGCAACCGAAGGGTGACGCTTAAAGTCTGGCGGAACATCAGAGAACTCAATGTTATTTGCATTGAGCAGTCCAGCAACAGTCTGCGGGTTTCCTACATCAATACCTTTTTTGTTGAGATAATCTTCGCTAAGAATTGCCTGAAGGTCACCATCAAAACGGTCAACAGGAGCGACAAAGAATCCATGAGGTTTCTTGGGGTCATTGGCATCAGGTGCAAGGTAGAAAACACCATTGTTTCCCTTACCACCCGTAACACCACCAAGGAAGGTAGGCATAAAACTTGTGGCGATGCCATTCAGGAGCATGAGGACACGCATTGCCCCAAACATGTTGGCAAACTGACCTCGGTCATCACGGCGCTGAAGTTCGGCACGAGCCTTACGTGCTGCGAACGAGTTACCGCCTGAGTACACAGCAGCAATCAAGGCATTCAGTTCTTCGATGAAATCTTCGTTATCGCGGTTGTCCATATTTTCTTTCTCCGTGATTGGCAGTAAGTCTTGTACAGTATAGCAGTTACAGTATCTATACGATACGGGAAAGGACGTCAGGAGCACTGGCTCGGAGACGTACTACGGCGAACTTGTATTCGGCAGAAGCAGGGTCGTTGGCAAGAACCGACGCAACCAAAGCCTTGGTTTGGGGGTTGGCATTGAGAGTCCCAGCCTCCCATGCAGCGCGTTCTTCGATATATGCCGATGCTGTGAGGGCCTCGTCAGTATTCGGAAGAAGGGGGTGTCCGAGGGGGAGCAGGTCAATGTGGGGAGTAGTCGCATTGTTCTGGGTAGCCACGGACAAGAAGTTCTCAACTGCTCGGAGAATCCCGAAAGTAGCCGACTTTTTGTCCTGCCCGACGCGAGCATTGTTCTCGCGGATGACAACCTCGCGGACAGCGTACGGAAGAACATGACGAGCAGGGGCAACCCGAGAGTTGGCGCTTGCAGTGAGGGCAAGAGCATACTCAGTCAATGATGGAGTACGACCCAGCGAGATACGCTTGAGTTGCGTTGGCCCGTTATCGATAATCGCGTTCAGGTCTTCTTCGTACATAGTTAGTTTCCCTTCTTGGGGAGCAGGTCAGCGTCGTGTGCACTGTACAAGTCAACGGCGAGTGAGCGGGTGCGCTCGAACGGGTTGTCGTTCTCGCGGACGGCACGGAGCCACGTTGCGCGGAACGCGGGGATAACCTCAAAGCCAAGACCAGCGTATGCCGTGATAGCAAAGATAGCATGCTCAGGGGTCGCATAAAAAGACTCATCTTTGATGGTGATGTTCGTCCCGGCAGACACAGCACCAGCAGTAAGAGCCTGCAAGTCCATATCCTCGTTACTACGAGACTTGAGATGGTCGAGAACGCGAGTCATCGCCGTCTCGTGAATCGAGAGCGAGTCCGATTCCTTGCTTGACGCAGCGCCTCGGTAGTAGACGGTCTTAAGTTCCGACAGTGAGCAGTCACGGGCGTAGTCGCCAGCCTTACTACGACGGACAAGAGAAACGAGTTCTTCCTCGGTGGTCGAGGAGAAATGAAGTCGGCGTGATGGTGTTGACATTACTGTGGCTCCGCTAGTGGAATAGGTGGTGCTTCGGTGGGCTGGGTCGGGACGGGAGTAGATTCTGGGGTGGGCGCAGTCTCAGGTGCAGGAGTTGCCTCTGGGGCAGGCTGACCAGCAAGAATATTCTGAACCTCGGCAGGAACAGGGGCAACTGAGTTAGCCTGCTGTCCCGCTCGGACAGCGGTAAACAACTCGGGGGCAATCGTATTGAGCAGAGCCTCAGAGAGTTCGGGAGTGATGGCTCCACGCTGGAACAAAAGGCGTAGGGCGATTTCCGTAGGCTCAGGAGCGTCGGCATCCGAGAAGCCGTGGGTACGACGCCACGTGTCCAAGGAGATTGCCATTTTCTCAAAACCAGAGTCAGCATCAGCAGCGCGGTCATTGCGGGTGCTGATGGCTGAGGGGTCAAACCAAACGACGATGCGCTGAACATCTGCATCCTCGTATCCGACGGACTTCAGATACGGACGGAGGTAAACAACCGTCAGAGCATCCGAGATAAGAAGAAGCAGGGGCTCGATGTGTGCCTTGTAGAGGCTCTCATCAATCTGGACGGCGTTCGAGTAGCGGACGTTAGCAAGACCAGTAACGATGTCCTTAGGGACGTCGAGACCCTGAAGGATGCGCTCGAGTACGCGGTCAGCACGCTGAGCCAAGGCGGGGTCAAAGGAGCGCTCAAACTTGAACTGCTTAATCTTGTCACCAAGTTCAGCAGGCCCACGAATAATAAGAGGGACAACTGCGGAAGCGGATGCCTCGTCCGAGATAGGAGTCGTCATCGCGTCGATGAGTTGGTCTTCAAACTCGTCCTCGGCTGACTCAGGCGTGTTGACGATGTCATCAGCGGGGTCGAAAGGATAGTCGGGGTCGGCTGCTGCCGAAGTGGACAGACCGTCTGGCAAGTACAGAGCACCAGCGTTGAGACGCGAGCGAGCAGTCGCACGGAAGGTGCGGTTCAAAAGAAGAAGTTCATCACAGAGGTCCAAGAGGCCCTTAAGGCTCGACTCGGCGTCTTCTGAGTAGCGAGGGTGTGAGCGCCAAATGCGACCAACAAACGCAGTGTTATGAAGTTTGATGACACCCTTTTTATTGGCAGTCGAAGACGCAGCCTGAGCGAGGTCAGCGCGAGGAACAATGGTGACGTTGCCCCGCTGGTCGACGGTCAGTTCATCAGTCGAACGGATGTCCCAACTTTCAGGGAGTCCAGTTCCAATCAGTTCGGGGCGCTGAACGAGATAGCACTCACCCGTGACGTTGAGGTTGAGGGCAGCGTCGCGGAGAAGTCCCGCCTGTCCGCCGTAAGCAGAGTTGAGACGCTCAAGTGCACGCTCGGCGGCAGCAGATAGTTGAGGGTCAACGGTACTGGAGTTGCGGATGGGAACAGGAGCCTCGGCAGGGTCGTCGATTACGGCAGTGTAGAGACGAACACGGGAGACAACAGAAGCAACAAGGTTGAATGCATATTTGATTTCACCGATAGCGTCGTAATACTCCCACGCCTCGCCTTGCCACTTGTTGGCATAGGCAGAACGACGGTCCCGAAACTGCTCCATTTCCTTCTTGTCATCGATGCGAATGGATGCAGCAGCGGCAGTAAGAGGTCGCGGAACAGAGTACAGAGGGGCAGTTGCGGGAGCGAAACCCTCGCCCTTACGGAATACAGCCATTGAACCGCTTTCGTCTTAGTTGTCGAGTTTTGTGCTGATATAGCCAGTGACGGCAGATAGTGCAAGCACGCACGCGACAGGTATAGTTACCGTTGGTACTATTGTATAGCATATGAAGACGAATGTTCCCACGTACATGCTCAAACAGTGGTAGCAGGTCAATAGATATCCGAACTGGGTGCTGGGGGAAACTTTTGAGAAGAACCAGTTTCGGGGTGCATCCAAGATGCGGTCCTCGATAAGGAGTCTACAAATTCGATACGTCGCCAGCGCGAGGATGACAAACTCAAGCAGTGAGGGAATCATACGGTCTCCATGTCCGTAGTCGGGAACCGCAACCACACGAGTTGTCCTTGCGGAAAGCAAAGCGTCGACCAAATATTGTTGTGACAGTGGTGTCATCTCCCTTAGTCGCAGCGCCCTTGTAGGTGTTCGGGTCAATCTCTTCTTTGAAGACGAGAGAAGGCCCGTGAGGGGAGTCTTGAGCGATAAGGATATGCGTATCGGTGACGACAATGCGGACGGCGTCCATACGGCGGACGGACGGATGATTCAGGCTGGTGTTAGAGGTGATGGGGTCTCGGTAGTCCGAACCAGCAAGAACAAACAGGGCGGGGAAAACGTCGCACTTTACTTTCATTTGGCTACCTTACCAAGACGCTTCGCCATTGCGCGATAAGTGACGCCAGTTGCGTCGGCGAGTTCCTGAACCGTCACGCCTTCCTCGTGGAGTTCTTTGGTCAGGTCAGTCAGCCAGTAGTTAGCAAGTCTGGCAGGGTGGTTGGGGGACATCTTGGAACGGAAAGTCTTAGCAAGGGGCCCGAGAGTCTGTAGTTTGTCGCGGTCCTCCTCGGAGATACCCGGTGAAACTGGACGGCGGGGGACGTACTCGGCTGGGGTGACGAGCGTCGGCGACGGAGGAGTATGTTCAAGGACATCGGGACGGCTATATAGATGTGCACGCTCAACCCAGGTGCGGATGGTAGACCGAGGGCGGGGGTTGGGGAGAGCCTCCCCGATGGAGCGGAGGGGCCAACCTGCCTGATAGAGGACGAGACAGCGTACATCTATATCGCGCTGGTCCTTGAGGGTACGCAGGAATTCCACCTCCGAGAGGGGAATAGATTGTCCGCGTGCTGGCCTTCTGGTCATCTGATTAGTATACACCGGGACTAGATATGTACTGTGGAGAAGTTATAGTACCTTAACGAATTTTGCATTTGACCCCGGAGTAGGCACCGAGGGGTCCGGGACCGCAGCCCAATTGGTTTCCTAAAAATGTGGCCGCCTACGGCAACGCCACCGCAAGCCCGAAACGCCTATGCCAACGCCAAAATAATCGCGCCAGCCAGCCACCAGCCAGCCAGACCACTACGCTCACGCGATACCCAGCCAGCCCGTCAGCCACCAGCCAGCCAGCCAGCCACACCTAGCGACCGCCAGCCCCGTCAGCCAGCCCGTCAGCCCAGCCCACGACAGACAGACTATGACAGCCCGTCACAGCCCGTCAGCCCGTCAGCCCGCCCGTCACAGCCCTAGCACTACGACAGCCCGTCACAGCCCCGCCTAGCCCCGTTTAGCCCCGTCCACACCAGCCAGCCCAGACAGCCACGCCAGCCCCAGAATTATCATCACCGCACGATTACGCCAGCCCGCCACGACAGCCCACCTACGACCACGACAGCCAGCCCCAGCCACCGACCGACCGACCGCTATCGTCACGCGACAGCCAGCCCGACAGCCAGCCCAACATTCTCGGAATAGGCAACATAGGCAGACCGACCGCCAGCCCGACAGACAGACCGCCGACTACCGACCGACTACCGACCGACCGACAGCGATAGCAACCGCCGACAGACCGCGCACAACCTCACCCGCACCCGCGCCGATACCCGCGCCCGATAGCCAGCCCACACCCGCACCGCAAGGCGCGACACGCCCGAGATAAAAAATAATTTGTAATGTCAGCGGTATGGTGTAAGTTAGGTACTACCGAGTTAGTCAACCGACATACTCACCAAACAAAGGACAGACAGAATGGACATCACCACTCTCTCACCCGAAGCACAGCGGGCAGTCACCGCTCTCGCTACCGCCCGCAAGATGACCGCCGAAGCGAAGCGGATTGAGGACGCCGCAAAGGCAGTCATCAACGCCGAACTCGCAGAGGGCGCATTGGGCGCAGACAACAACGGCACGGTTATCGTGGAACGCGCCATTGGAACGAATGGCTCGTTCGACCGCAAGGCTCTCGAAACGCTCTACAACGAAGCCTTCACCGCCACCTTCCGCACCACGACCTACACGAAACTCGTTATCAAGTAACGACCACGCCCGCCCCGCAAGGGGCGGGCAACCCCACCGCCCACACCGCCACGACCTAGACCCGAAGCCCCGCCAGCCCACCAGCCAGCGGGGTTTTCGCGTTCCCGCCACCGCCCGGCAAAAGTATAGGTTTTTTGAGCAACCCACCCGCGCACCCGCCCGCCACCCGCGCAACCACCGCGCTACTTGCGAATGTCCGCGCTATGGTGTAGAGTGATTACATCACCACAAACAAAGGATATGGAATGACCTACACCAACATCACCCACCCGTTCGCAGTATTCGAGGACGTCATTCACGTCGCGTCGTGTGACGACGCCAGCGAAGCGACCGCTCGCTACGCAACGCTCGTCGAACTATTCGACCACGACGATGCGCTCGTCGAGGAGTACGAGGAGAGCGGTTCATCGCTCGTCGAGTGTGACGAGTGCCGTCCGTTGCGCTAACGCCCCACCCGGAGCGCCCCGCCTAACCAGCGGGGCGTTTCGCGTTCCCGCCCACGACACACGCCCGCCCCGACTTGCGCTAACGGCCGACATAGTGTAGAGTGATTACATCAGCAACACACCACGAACAAAGGACACAAACAAAATGAGCACCACCCCCACCTACACCGTCTGGGCAAACGGAATTCTCGCCCAGACCAACGCGGAAACCGAAGTCTACTTCTTCCGTTTCGATTGGGTAAGTGTCTGGGCTACCAACGCAGACACCGCTAGGGCAATTGTTCTCAAACTAATGGAAGACGAATTCGCAAAGCGCTAACGCGCCACGCGGGCGGGCGGGGAAACCCGCCCGCTTTTTCGTTCTCGCGCACCGCGCACCCGCGCCCGCCGACCACGCTCAAAAAACATATACTTTTGCCCGCGCCCGCACCGCACACCCCAACACTTGACTTTTGATTACTGCCACGATAGAATTGCGACAGCAAGTAACTACGAACAAGGAGATACAAAATGACCGATACCACCGCCCCCGTTCTCGGCTCGGTACTCATCACCGCCGTCCTCGCGAATGGTATGCCCGTGAAAATGGTTCAGCACGTCAGCAACGAAAATGTGCTTGACGACTTCCGCGAGATGTACGCCACTCTCGTTGCGCTCGGCAAGTACCAGACCGCAACCGTCGAAGCATACGCCTACCGCACCGCGTAACACGCGCCACACGAACGCCCCGCCGAAACGCGGGGCGTTTGCGTTTGTCTGACGTTTGTGGTATACTAAAAGTAAGAAGCAACACCACCACCAAACAAAGGACAAAACGAAATGACCACCGTTACCGCTAATTTCGGAAACCGCACGGAAACCGTAGACGTTCCCGACGCCTACATTGACGACGTGATTGACGACTACTTTGCGAATGGCGCGATTACCGTCACGACCAACAGCGACGCACTCGTCTAACGCCGACCACGCGCCCCCCGCCGAAACGCGGGGGGCGTTGTCGTTTGCGCTCATCACGACCGCGCACACACCCGCGCCCCGCGTTGCTCAAAAAACATATACTTTTGTCCGCGCCCGCGACACGCCCGATATGGCCACCGCTTGACTTTTGTTTTACACCGTGATAGACTTGCTATAAGCAAGTCACCACAAACAAAGGACAAACCGTGAAAAAGGAAATCACTCTCTCGACCGAGATGTTGGAGCGCTTCATCGCCGACAACGAAGCGGATATGGCGGACGCCATTGAGCGTGGCAACAAGGAAATGGAAATGTTCCACTACGCCCGCATTACCGTCTACCGCAATCTGCTGGACATCTACGCGTAGCCAACGCCCCAACGCAAACGCCCGCCCCGCACGGCGGGCGTTCTGCGTTTCTCGCCCGCGCAAGGCCGACACGCTAAGAGCGACAGACTTGACAAAAGGCCGAACTAGTGGTATGATGATAATATCATCAACCACCAACAAAGGAGAAACAAATGACGAACACCGACAAGTGCCAGTTTTTCGCCAACTGTGTCAATGAAGCAACCACCACAATCGAACACCCAATTCTTCTCCAAGTCGCTTGTTGCGAGCGTTGCGCCAACTGGTATACCAAATAGGCCAAGCAAATACGCCCCCGAGAAATCGGGGGCGTCCTGCTTTTCACCCGCGCAACCGCGAGCGCCAAAAGTATATGTTTTTTGAGTGGCTACCGCGAGCCGAACAAACGCCCGCCCGTTCGCCCACCGCGTCCGAGCGTAATGCGCTTCCCCGCAACCGAGCGAGCCGTGATGTTCCCGCCCAAGAAACCAGCGGGGGGCTTGATGAGCAACGCCGTGAGCGCGTGAACGAGCGCGTCCACGCGGTCTGGCGACTTCCCCTCACCCGGTATCCACGACGTCATCTGACTTTCCAATTCCGCGAGAAACCCAATATGATGTACGCGACTTTGTTCATACGCGAGCGTAATCGGTTCTGCCCTCAACGCTTTTCCGTACTTCGAGTGGACTTCTAACACTTGGATTGTCGGGTCAATTGTTTGGATTGCGTTACGCACTAACGCCCCGCCCTGGTTCACTTCCGCGACGACGGGGCAACCCCACTTGCGAGCCATAGCCACAACCCGTTGCGCCCATACCGTAGGTGAGCCAAGTACCGACGCGTCCTCAACAACCCACGCTTGTCGCTTGTATAGGTCACGTTCACCCGTAGACGCGACGACGACAATGCCACACTCATCTCGCGGGTTCTCTGCCACCGACGGGTCTACGCCAATAACGCGTAACGGTACTGATGACGGCATACCATTCTGTCGATTATTTTCGATTAGTTCATCTGTCCACAACGCACCCTCAACCGCGTCCAGCATTTCACCATAAAGTTCTTGACGAGCCAACCGCGTACCCTCGTAGACGCCCGTGATTGCGTCAATGTACGACGATGACAAGTTACCCGCGTTGTCCATTGTCGAACCGCGCGAAACCCAAATTTTTCCTGTTCGGTCTGCTTCGCCCAACAAGTCATACAAAAGTTTTACGCGCTTCGGCGTCGTTGTTGCCAAGATTTGTGGATTAGTTCCCAGACGAGTAGCGACGCGCAAGTTGTCCCACGACGTCATTCCCGCTGCGTCGGGTGTCTGACGCCACGCTGCAACTTCGTCCGCCCACGAGTAGTTTGCTTGGACACCACGTAGGCTATCGGGTTCATCTGCCGTTCCGAGCAACGCGACGTTTCCGTTCGGCCAGGTCAGACGGCGCTTCGACGGTTCATACAACGGCATCTCTGACGGTGGTGATACACTCATAATTCCACTGTCACCCTCAACCAAGACGTCACGCACGTCGGCTGCGGTACGAGCAACCAAAAGGAAACGTAACTTTCCCTCTGACGTAATTCGCGCTTTCTCGCGTACCCACTCAGCAGCCGAGCGCGTCTTTCCCGCACCACGCCCAGCAAGAAACAAACCAACATTCCACGACGTGTCTTTCGGCGGGATTTGTTCGGGGCGTCCCCAAAAGTCCCACGCCCACAGCAATTCGTCGGGGTCAATTCCCGCCATTGCTTCGGCGCGTTCCGCTTCGGGAAGGGCCGAGAGTATTTGTGCGAGTGATTTTCCCATTCACTCATCATACCACTCAAAAAACCTATACTTTTCGCAAACCCCACCGCCCGCCCAAAAAGAAACCCCCCGCTTCCGCGAGGGGCTTCTGTGTCCGCGCTACCGCGAGCGACGAGCGTAGCGAGGACGGTTGTAAGTTACGGCGTTCCAAGCAAACAGGACTACCGAGATGGTCAGCGCACCGATTGCTTCTGCGAGCGCCATACCGCCGACATAAAACTCAAAACTTTCGCCGTACTTGATTGCGTCGGTGATGAGAATGAGCGAGATAAATCCCGCAACGCCCAGAAAGAAAAGGGCGACGCCCGCGCGTACTTTCCGCGCGGAGTTGGTGTTGGTGGTGTTTGTCATAGGACTAGTATATCACTTTGTCCAGCGCAATGTCAAGTACTTCGTAACCGAGTGCTTCCCCGATTTCGATACCATTCTTGCGAGCGTAAATGCGAGCATTCACGAGCGAGTTCGACGTGATTTTCACCGTGTCGTATTCGAGTGCCGTCGCGCCGAGCGCTTCGAACTCGAATGTGTATGCGTTGTTATTTGTCATACACCCACTATACCAAGTACCATAGCGCTTGTCAAGTAGCAAGATAAGCGTTCCGTCAAGTCCCGCCCGCTACTCAAAAAACATATACTTTTCCCCGCCGAGTGCCGAGATGACGGAAGCCCCCCACCCGTAGGTGAGGGGCTTCTTTGCGAGGACTAGTCGCCGTAGTAGCCGTAGTCCTCGTCCGTCCCGAAGCCCGCGCTGGCGAGCCATTCGGCGTCCGCGAAAGCGTCGTCGCCGTCGTAGTCGTCAAAGTCCATTGTCCCCCCCTTTCGTCGTTGCCACCAATCTACCCCATACCACCGACAAAGTCAACCACCCGCGTCCACCCGTGTCGCGGGAAAGTACACCTTTTTTGAGCCACGCCCCGCGACGGCGCTCGCTGGTTCGGCGCATAGCAAAACGCCCGCCGTTTCCGACGGGCGCTTGCGAGAGGGCGTTACACCCGCGAGGCACACACCGGGCCGATACCCGCTTCGACGGACTTCGGGTCGGTGAGGAACGCGCTACACACACAGCACACGCCCGTTTCGACGCCCCACGCTTTCGCGTCCGCGAGCGTCATACGGTCGTCGGCGGTGATGAGGCGCATAGCGCCCGACGAAAACTCGAAACGGTTGTTAGCCCAGTCGAGTTTCTTGGCGTACAAACGCCCGCTTTCGCGCGAACGCTGAACGCGGTAAATGTCGCCGTTTGCGAGGCGGTACATTCCGAGTTCGAGTTCCGCGACGAAAGTCACGGCGGTAACGCGAGGGCGAGCGAGCAAGTGCTCAATCGTTTCGCTCGCTTCACGAACGGTAATAGTCGAGAGGTCGTGACGCGAGAGGTCGTAGCCACGTTCGTCCGCGAGAGTGCGGAGGAACGAAATCTGGCGGGGAGTTGCGAGGTTCATTTTTTGTCCTTTCGGTTGGGTGGTGGTACGCCACCAGTCTAACATAGACCTACGATAAAAGCAAGTATCGACACACGCTCGGCGCGTCTGCGAGCGCCCCGCGAGCGCCACGCGCGAAAGTATATGTTTTTTGAGCGAGCGGGGGCAAAGAAAAACCCCCGCGCAAGGAGAAAACGCGGGGGCTTCCTTTTTAGAGTTGGATACGCTGTCCCGTGATGATGTTCACCACTTCGACGCCCGTACCGAACGCTGCTTCCATTTCGTAGCGTTCCTCGTCAGAGATTTCGCGGTAGTCGCTCATTTCTGTCCCTTTCTCTTTTGATTTGTTATCACTAGTCTACACTATCTGTTTTGATTTGTCAAGTCAGACCGCACATTCTTTTTGTCAATGTATAAAGTGTGTTGCGCTAGATTTTTTGTATTATTAGTGATACAATGCCAGACCGCAAAAAGAAAACCCCCGCATAGCGGGGGCTTCTTGTCAAGTTATGACTTTGATTTTAGCAATCGGTATGAACCGCTATCTCCACCCAACGGCGGGAGATAGCCGTAACGCGACAGACGGAAGCGAATACTCGCGGGCGTTACGCCCAATCGCTTTGCCAGACGATAAATTGTCACGCCCTCAACCGTGTGAGCGTGGTTGAGTAGTCGTGAAAACTCCTCGCCCTCTGCTCGATACGCGAGAGATTTTCCGCGCACTTGGGCAGCAAGCGGACGCAATTCACGCAACCGCGCAAGCGTATCCGCGTTCGGCTCGACATACACGGGCTTTGGCTTTTCGGTGACGACGGGTGGAAGCGGAATATGGTCGAACACAATTCCGACGGCAGTAGCCGACGCAATCTGTCGTACTCGTTCCCGCGTAATTCCTGTCGCTTCGGAAATGGACTGTAATGTCCAACCCGCGTTTCGTAGTGCTGTGATGTAATCGTTTCGTTCGTTGATACCAAGCGTTGTAAACTTCTCGTGGACTTCGCTCGGCAATGTTAGGTTTGTTTTGCGAAACCGCATTGTTTTTGTGTCCTTTCATTGGTTATTAGTATTGACTTCACTAGCCTAACACGACCAAATAAAAAAGTCAAGCCCACCACGCCGAAACGCAATGGACTTGACTTTTCGTAGAAACTACGATAGAATTAGTTTGACTGCTTTGTCGCCAGCAAAAAGTGATTTCAGAAACTTTGCGTCGATTTCTCCGTCGCCCAAGTTCTTATCGGCACGATATTCCTTGACTGCTTTGAGCGTAATTTCCTCAAAGTATCCCGGCTTCGCTGCACGGACTGCATCGTAGCCCAAGTCATTTAGACGACGCTGGACTTGCCACACCGACATTGACTTCTTGGCGTAGATGTTCTTAAAGATAATTTTATCCTCGTAGACTTCGGCAACTTCTGACGGCGCACTTCCGTCCTCGACGGGTGTGTCGGTGGCGACGGGAGTAAGTTCCTCGACAGTCGTCGGCGCAATTTCTTCCTCGACTACCGCGAACATTTTGTCCTCGTCGGAAAGTACATCTTTTTTGAGTGACGACGGAGTAGTCGGCACGGGGGTTTTCTCATCAACCATTGTTGTTATTCCTTTTGTGAGAGTACGGAGAGAGTAATGCTTCCAAGTCCCAAGACAACCGCAAGTCCCGTCATTGACGGAATAAAGATTGCTGTGGAAGTGGCGACGACAATCAAGACTACCGAGATGACGGAAAGCCACGAGATGTCGCGGAGAATAATAAGTAGTCTGTTCATTCTGCTATCGTACCACAATTACTTTGTGTAACAACAGAGAGTGCGCTACTCGTCGCGTAACGCTCGGCGCAGTTGCGCCCCGCGTGTTCGCGCTCGGCGTTCACCCGCGTTAGCGTGTGCGCCCGCGCCATTCCCGCGAGAACGCTCAACGATTACGGCGTTGAGTTCACGCGCGTGGGCGTTGCGAACAGACAAGTTCGCCATACCCAAGACGGGCTTTTGCTTTTTGCGCTTTGCCATTTCGTTTCCTTTCTCGTGGCGTAGTACCAGTATACCAGTTGGCTACCGCGCTGTCAAGTACCGACGGCGCAACCGCGCTGGGGGAAAGTATATGTTTTTTGAGTACGGCGCGAGAAAAAAGAAAGGGGCGAGATTTCTCTCGCCCCCCGACTTCTCACTCGTCGTCTTCGAGAAAATCGAAGGTACAACCGTGTTCGAGACACTGGTCGCAAGTGTGGAGATTTCCACCCGCAACGCCACAGCACTCGCAGTGCTTGACTTCCGTTTCCATTTCACTCCCTTCGTTGTGATGTATCACCATACTACCAGAGAGTACCGACATTGTCAAGTATTAGTACATTGGTGGGTTCGTTGTGAAGTCGTAGTTGCGAAACCGTAGTTCGTGCGCGTAGAGCATCACGTCTGGTTTTACGGCAGAGATAGTCGCAATCTCAACTATGTCCCCCTCGACAAGATGACGGACTACTTCTTGTGAGAAAGAGCGTGACGGTGCGACAAAAAATTTTTGTCCCTTTTCGTCCGCCATAAAGAATGAACCGATAAAGCCAATGGTCATTGGATTTCGTAGCACTCGCCCCGCGATGATGCTGGTTTTTTGTTTTGGTGATGTAGAAGCCATACCCAGACGGTACAACACCACCCGCGCATTGTCAAGCCCCGCGACGCTCAAAAAACATATACTTTCCAAAACCAAAAAGAAACGCGGGGGGATTTCTCCCCCCGCGCTTGCCCAATCACCACAATTAGGCGGTGTAGGCGACGGTGTAACCGCGCCCAATCTTCTCCCATTTCTTGTTGTTTGCGAACATCTGGGCGGTCTGCGCGTTTCCGAACCACTCGCGCTGGGTCTGACGGCGGGCTTCCTCTGCTTTGCCCCACATCAGCGTAACGCTCTGTCCTTCGACGACAATCTCGTAAATCTTTTTCTTGCCGTCTTGTCCGCGTTCTCCGTCGGACTGTGCTACCAAAACAATCTTGCTCATTTTGATTTCCTTTCGTCGTTGTGGTGGTGTTGCTTGTGATATCAGTATAACACTAACTACCGACATTGTCAAGTCTTGTGGGAACGCGGGGGAGATTTCTCCCCCCCGCGTGAGTGATGATTTAGCCACTCGTCTTGCGGACGTCACCCACCGTGGTCGTATTCCGTACAAGGATTAGTAGTCCTTACGGATACTCGTGTACGCTCTCGTCGGCGTACTGACACCCCGCCACGCTACTAACGCCGTAGGCTTGTTCCCTTCTTTGTCCCATCTCTATGATTTTCGTCCCCCCGCTGGTACTTGGGCAACCGCGCACGGCGTTTGGTATATTGCCTAGTTTTCCAGCGGGGAGAACGCGAGAGGATTATTACGCTTTGTCCGTACTCGTTATAGATGAGTATGTGACGCTCTGTAATCGGAACGATTTCTCGTCTACCCTTTTCGTCCAACCGCTTATGTGACCAGTATATCAGACAACGTAGACAAAGTCAAATCCACCCGCGCACAGCGTGTTGCTCAAAAAACCTATACTTTCGAAAAAAAAAAAAAAAAAAAAAAAAAGGAACGGGGGCTTTCGCCCCCGCCCTTTCTACTCGTCTACCGAGATACCGTTTGCGACGGCGATTTCGTTGAGCCAGTCCAGCGCTTCCTGTCGAGCGCGGAGTCCTCGTCCGAAGTCCTCGCCCGTGAGACGCTTGACAATCGAGAGTGCGGGTTCACGGGTGAGCGTCATACGCGACGTGTCCCACGTCTTGATTTCGATTTTGAGTGCTTGGCGCATCAACATCAACTGGATTTCAGTCACTGTCTTTCCTTTCGTCGTGGTGTCTTGCTTTGTAGTATCAGTATATCACTATCGGCCCGTCTTGTCAAGTCCTGACGGAAAAATCTTTCTGACATAATCCCGGAAATCCAAAAGTATACCTTTTTTGAGCAACCGCCGACCACGCACGGCGAAACCCGCCCGCGCTCTCGCGTGGGCGGGCGACCGCGCCGATTAGGAGAGAGCGTCTGCTCGCTCGTGGAAAATCTCGGAGTGTGCGTCCATTGACTTCTTGATAATGGCGTCCACCGTGGCGATAACCGTCTGGACTTCGTCCTCGGAGAGCGTACGGTACTGAGCGGTGAACAGCGCGTTCATCATAGCCGACCGCGCGTCCGAAGCGCCGAAACCGTGTCCGAGAGCGTACATCATATTCCCGTGGCGGATAGTGTTGTCGAGAGTGGTCATTGTGTGTCCTTTCGTTGTGGTGACTTGATACTTTGAGTATACACTACGGCACGGACATTGTCAAGTACCGCACAAAAGAAAAAGCGGGGACATTTCTGCCCCCGCTCGTTCTAGCCCGCGTACGCCACGCCGTAGTGCGCGTGGACGGCGTCGGGGAAACGGTTATCCCGTAGGTACTGCTCGCCGTCGCTCGTGAGTCGCGTGTCAAGATACTGACCGCAATCGCACGCCGTCGGGGAGTCGGACTCGATTTCTCCGAAGTGGTCGGAGTGAGCGTAAGCACCGCTCTCGTGTTCCGCCGTGTAGTTGGCGTACTCGAAGTGGAGTCCGTTCTCGGTGGCGTACTCGCGAGCACACTTCTCGCACGCGATGGCGATGAAGTCGCCCGCCCCGTCACCGATTACCCACGGTTCCGTGATGAAAAGAATGTTGTCCATTCTGTTCCCCTTTTCTTTGTAGTTATCAAGTCCAGCAATTGCTGGTAGTAACCACTTTACACTAGTTAGACCAAAAGCGCAATACCAAAAATTCTCGGGCGTGTCGCACCGCGCACCTACCGCGCACAAAAGTACACCTTTTTTGAGCGCACCGCGATAGGCGGGCGGGGCTTGCGCCCGCACCCGCCCGACCGCCCGCGTTAGCGGGTGACGGTCGCGCTGTCCAGCAATCGGCGAACAATCGCTTCAGCGGTGTCGCCGTCCGTTGCCCAGACGTCAACCCAGCCGAAACGGAAAAAGCGCAACGACGACATAGCCTCAACTTGCGCGATAGTGTTGTTCGACCAGATGACATATTCGGGAATGGTGTTGTCCATTTTGTGTCCTTTGTTTGTGGTGTCTTGCTTACAGTATGAGTATACCGCGTGTGTTTGTGTTTGTCAAGTTGTGGGGAGAGAGTGCGGGCGGGGAGATTGCTCTCACCCGCCCGCGTAGCCACCACGCTACATCTTGATTGCGTAGACCTTCGTCTGACGCGAGTACCGAATAAGAGCGACCTTGACGCCCAGTTCGATTGAGTCCGACTTGTTCGTCGCTTGTCCGTGTCCTGCCAGACCCTGAACGATAAAGTCCTTATCCTCGTCCCACGCTTGCTGGACTTCTTTTTGTGACTTGTAGTCACGCCCGTAGGCGGGGACTAGATTTATTGTCGTGAACATTATGTTCCCTTCGTCGTGTGGTTTTCGGTATTTAGTTATAGGTACAGTCTAGCGCATAACGCTCGACTTGTCAAGTCAAGCGGGGAGTAAGTCCTCAAACGGGACGACCGCAAAATACTTCTTGTCCCAGTAGACCAGAGCCTCGCTCGCACTCGCGTCCTCGACGACTTCGCCGACGACACTCCACGGGACTAGTCCCGCGTCGCCTATGTAGATGACCATTTTGTTTCCCTTCGTCGTGTGGTGTGACTTGCTACTGCCACTCTACTCTGGACGCAATCAAAAGTCAAGCGTCGCTGACGCGGGCGTGTCGCACGGCGCACCGCGCTCGCTCAAAAAACCTATACTTTTCCCGCGACGCAAAAAATCCCCCGCGCGGAAAAGGGGGAAACAAAAACCGCGCGGGGGAAGTTTGGGGAGAGGGGACTTGCGTCCCCTCTCGGACGGCCTAGGCCGTGACGAGGACGGTGAAGTCGGTCGTCTTGGCGAGGCGATTGTAAAGAGCCTCGTCGGCGGACTTGAGGTCGGACGCGCTCACGGTGACGCGGGTGCGCTCGCTGACCTTGAGGACGGTGACGCCCGCGAGCGTCGCCGAGGTGGCGTCGCCGAGCAACTGGCGCAGGACGGCCTCGGCGGCCTTCTTGGCGTCCTCGGCCTTGCGGATAACCGCCTTGGCGTCCTCGAAGTCCTTGAGCGCCTTAGCGCCCTCGAGGTCGAGGGAGATGGTGTTCGTCATTGGTGTTGCCTTTCGTTTTCGGGAGAGCCAATCTCGCCCTTGTAATCACAACCTTACTCGATACCACGGACATTGTCAAGTCGAAACGGAAAAAACTTTTTGGCGTGTCGGACTTGACTTTGTCGGCGGACTATGATACACTTATGGAACAACGACGAAAGGGAAAAAATGAATTGCTCAATCTGCGAAAAGGACATTCGAGAGGGAAACCACTCGGACTGCGCGAATATGAAGTTTGCTCTCGCAATTCTCCAAGTCCCACTCCCCAAAAAGTAAGGACGGCGCGAGCGAGCGGGCCGAGGCCCGCCCGCTTTCCCGTGCCCGCGCTCGGCGCGACAAAAGTACACCTTTTTTGAGCGCGTCCCGCGCCCGCGAGCGGAAACGCGAAACGCCCGCGCCTTTCGGCGCGGACGTCGCGTCGTCGGTTACTGAACGAACCAAGTACCGACTTTGTTGCCATTCTCGTCGCGCGTCGTCCCGCCGATGATGGTCGAGCCGGGCGTGATGGAGAAATTGGCAACGGACTCCGCGACGCGCCGAATGGCGTCCGCGAGGTCGTGCTCGTCCTTCATCGCATCGTTCCCGAGGGAGATGGTCAATTCGAATTTCATTGTCTTACCTTTCGTCGTTGTGGTGTGTTGCTGTCTAACCAGTGTAGCACAGAGCGCGGACAAAGTCAAGTCTGCCCGCGCTCAGTGCGTCAAACGTCAGTCGAGTAGTCGAAAGACTGTTCGTGTGCTACGCCACAGTAGATACATTCCTCGACCGAAACGATAGCCAGTCCTCGGGGAAAGTAAGTGTGGAGTGCGACCTGCGGGAAATAGTCATTCTCGTCCTCGGCGCACGCGCTAAAGATGAATTCCATTTCGTCTTGGTGAAGTGGCTCGTTGTTGTCCATTGTGTTGCCTTTCGTCGTTGTGGTGTACCCACAGTCTAGCACAGAGCACAGACAAAGTCAAGTGTCCCGCGTCGTCTGCGCCCGCGCCAAAGGCCGGGCAAAAGTATATGTTTTTTGAGCGGGTGTCGGCGCGAACGGGCGACCGCGCGAGAAACGCGAGCGCGGAGTTTCCCCCGCGCCCGCGCGTCCCTTATTCCGCGTCCTCGTTGTTTTCGTCGAGCGTGAAAGTGAATACGCCCGTGCCAGTCGGCTCGTCGTGCGACCACCGCACGGCAGTCAGCGCAGTCCCGTCGAAACGGTATTCGATACGCCATTCCCCGTTGATAGTCATTGCCGAGTGAATGTCCCGCGCCGATACCGACGCCCAGCCCGCGCGTCGTTGCCAGCCCATTCCCGTACCGTCAATACGGATAAGCGTCGAGTCGTCCGCGCCGAGAGCCGAGAGCCACGGGTTGTAGATGTTCTCGATGAAGTCGTCCCAGTCCGTGTCGTAGCACCCGAAACAAGTGTCGCTGTATGAGCCAGCCTCGTACTCGCCAGTTTCCTCGTTGTAAGCCTCGCAGGTACAGTCAGTCGTGAGAGTGGCTGTGATGAGTGTTGTTTCAGTCATTCTGTCTTTCCTTTCGTCGTGTGGTGTTGCTGTGTTTCTATTGTAGCGTCTATTGTCCTCGAAGTCAAGTCGGCGTCGCGTCGGCGTGTCGAGCGGGCGTCGCCCCGCGAGCGCCAGCCTCGCTCAAAAAACCTATACTTTCTCGGCGCACGACGGAAGCCCCACCCTTTCGGGTGAGGCGACCGCGCGAGGCGTCAGACCAGCGTCTGTGGCGCGACCGAGTAGTTGTTGATGAGGCTCTCGAACGCGTTAGCGCGACCGAGCGACCACTCTGCCATTTCGACCATACCGAGTTCCTTATACCGCGCGGAAGCCGTGTGGTTGTCCTGCGCGAGTTCTTTCAGAAGCGCGAGAGGAATTGTTACCATTTCCATTGTGGTTGTTTGTCCTTTGTTCGTGGTGTCGTTCATAAGGTAAGTCTAGCGCATTGTCCGCGCGTTGTCAAGTGGAGGGGAGAGCGCGTTTCCGCGCCCTCCCCGACCGCATTACGCGGTGACGAGTACGGTGTACGCGGTGACTTTGGCGAGAGCGTTGTAGAGCGCTTCGTCAGCGTCCTTGACCGCGCTTGCCGAGATGCTCACGCGCTCGCGCTCGCTCACTCGGATAACCGTAATGCCAGCAACCGTGCCAGCGACCGCGCTTCCGAGAGCCTCGCGGATAACCGCTTCGGCTTCGGACTTGACCGCTTCGGCTTCGCGAATTGCTCGCTTGGCTTCCTCGAAACGGTGGAGTGCGCTGACCGTGTCAAGGTCAAACGCGACGGTGTCGTTCGTCATTGTGTTTCCTTTCGTTGAGGGAGAGGCTTTCTCGCCCTGTCCTTTCAGTATAGCGTATGCCCCCGACATTGTCAAGTCCATTCGCCAACTTTCTTTATTGAGTTATGTCGTAAGTCTATCCGCGACCCCCGACACAAAACTCGACCGCGCACGGCGACGGCGGAAAAGTATACCTTTTTTGAGCGACCGCACGGCGCGGAAACGACGAACGCCCTGCCCTTTCGGGCAGAGCGTCCGCGCGTTGGTTAGGACGGCGAGCCAGCGTAGAGAAGTTCGTCGACCAGTTCCGCGACCTGCTCGTCGGTCAGACCGAGAGTTTCGCCGTCGTCGTCCGCGCCACCCGTGATGATAGCGTTTCCGACGATTACATCAACCGCGCCGAACGCCGAAACGAACAAGCGAGTTGCGAGAACATTCGGCGCAAGTCCGTCGAGTTTCCCTTCCTCGTTTACCCAGAGCGTCAGACCGCTCGGAAGCGAAACCGCTTCGATAAGTCCGCCGACCGCACGAGAGAGCGTCGCGTACGACACAAACTCCTCGGTGTCCTGCTCGACCTCGACAGTGCTGTCGGTGGTCAGTACCAGTGCTTTCATTGCCTTTCCTTTCGTCGTGTGTTTGTCCTGCCCTATCAGTATAGCGACTATTTTGCCACTTGTCAAGTCAGACCGCACGATAGTTTTTCGGGCGCGTCGCCACTCAAAAAACCTATACTTTTGAGCGACGAAAAAAGGACGGGCGCTTTCGCGCCCGCCCCCGTCACCCGTTAGAGAAACTCAATCGGGTCGCGGTCTTCGAAGATATCTTCGAGTTCCGAGAGCGAGAACCCGTCAGAGTTCTCCCAGAAGTCCGCGAGAGCCTCGCGGATACGGTCGCCCTGCTCGTCGGTCGTGTGCTTGTCCATTGTGTCACCGTCCTTTCGTCGTGTCGTGGTGTGTACCCACTCTACACTACGACGGTCGGTCTGTCAAGTTCACCCGTCAAGCGGTCGAGTTCGGTCATAACTTGTCCAGCACGGGCGAGTATCTCCCCGACGGTCACACCTAACGCGCTCGCCACCCGTTCGAGTAGTTCGCTCGACATTTCCTTGTGTCCCCGTTCGGTATCCGATAGGTGCGCTATCGAAACATTCGCTAGGGACGCCACGGTTATTCCGTAGAGCGATTGCTCGGTTCGCATTTCGCGTATCGTGTACCCGACGGCTTCTCTCATCAGCATACGGTTACAGTACCACGCGGTCGAGTGCTTCGTCGAAGAAGTCCTCGGCTAGTCCCGAGAAGGCGCTCGCCGTTGTGCTGAAAGAGTAGACGGCTCGGTCGTTCGTGTCGAGTACGCACTTGGCGAGTACCGCGCTTCGGGCAATCGCGTCGGGCAGACTTGCGTACCACTCGTCCCACGCGTTCACCACGCCGTCGTCCCACGCCAGACGGTAGCCGTTCTCTCCGTCGTCGAGTTCCGTAATCGTTACCCGCGCGTCGTTCACGGGGAAGTCAATGAGAAGTTGTTCATCGTGTCCCATTACTCGCCCGCTTCCCAAAGGTCGCCGTCCGCGCCGTGGTCACGCCACAGTTTCTCGGCGTACGCAATCGCTTCGTCAAAGTCGTGAAAGACTTCGCACAAGTTTTCGTCGCCGTCTTTGTACGAGCAGACTTCGAACCACGGGTTGTTGTCCCAGATGAAGTAGTCCTCGCCCTTGTCCGCGAACGCTTGGAGTTCCGCGTCCGTGGTGATTCCAAAGTTCACGAGGTCGTCCGTGTACCGCAAGACTTGGTACTCGGCGTCAAGTGACTTCCGCGCGTGAATCCGCATCTCGCCATTGCGAATGACATAGAACCGCGCCTCGGGAAGTGTGCTGTCCTGCCACACATTCTCCCACTCGCTCGTCCAAGCGTAGAAGCAAGCGTCGCGCTCATATTGTTTTGTTTCTGTCATTTTGTTTCCTTTCGTCGTTTGTGTCATTGTAGCAGGAAACGGGACGGGACGCAACCGCGCCCCGCCCCGCGTGTCTTACACGAACATCATTGAGGATACGAGCGTGTCCTCTTTGTGCTCGTTGTGGTACGAGGTCGTGGACTTGGAGAAGTCCACCTCGATACACCGCGCGTCAGTTAAGTTCCACTCCCACGCAATCCCGTAGCGGGTCAGCGCGGAGATGACGAGTTCGCCGTACTTCGAGAGAGTTCCGTCGTTCTCGACCAAGCCGTCGTGGTTGAAGAAAACGATACCCGCTTCTTGGTAGTCGTACTTTCCCGTCTGGTGGTAAGCGTCGTCACCCGAGATAGATACCGAGCAACCCTGACCGCCGAACGACCAAATCGTCGCGGGGTAGGTGTGTTCTCCGAGGTCGGCGCACGAACGGCAACAAGCCATTACATTTCGTCGAACGCGAACGCCACCTGCGCGGAGTTCCTTGCTGAACTGCTTTACGCGAGTTTCGAGATTTTCCATTTCATTTCCTTTCGTCGTGTGTCTTGCTGTTCTTTCATTGTAGCACAGGTGGCGGACATTTGTCAAGCCCGCCACCCGCGCGTGTCGCTAGACGATTTCGTCCGCGTAGTCAATCGTGAACTCTCCGCCAACCGCGTCGAACTCGTCCATTGACATTCCACGAGCAATCTCAATCGCTTCGTCTGGGTCGTTGGCTTCGACAGTTGTGTTGTAGTTCACAATCCGCGTTGCTGTGATTTCGTACTTTGCCATTGTGGCTTCCTTTCGTCGTTACTTCCATTGTAGCACCTATGACCGCGCAAGTCAAGCCCGCACATTCCCGCGTGTCGCTTCGCTCAAAAAACCTATACTTTTCCGAAACGAGAAACGGGACGGGATTTCTCCCGCCCCGCTTGTTGGTCAGTTCTCGACGAACGGCGCAACCGCGCTTTTCATCTGGACGGCTTCCACCCAATCTGCTTCGATAGTCTGCTCGGAGAAGCACGACGGGCAGAGAAGTCGTCCGTCGGGTGTCAGCGTTTGCTCGCCGTAGAAGTTCCCGCAGTCCACGCAGTCAAAGATGAATACGAGGTTCGTGCGCTCGCCGTCTTTGAGTTCGGTCTGGTACTGAAACCAGTCGGTGTCGCAGGTCGCGCAGTCGAAGTTATTCCATTCGTGTTTGTGTGTCATTGTGCTTCCTTTCGTCGTTTGTGTGTTGCTATCTCTCTATCATAGCCGAGAGGGACGAGGAAGTCAAATCCCTCGCCCCTCGCGTGTCGCTATGACCAGAGGATAGTTGCGGTCTGTACTCCGACCACGCCCTTGGCGAATCGCCACATTGCGCCGTCCTCGCCACGGAACGCCATTGCGCTGTCCTCGGTGGCGTGAGCCAAGAGAGCAGGAATGAGAGAGTTCTCCAAGTAGCCGTGCCACTTGCCGTCGAATGTGGTGACAACAAACTCGTCGCTATCGTACATAAAGTCGAAGCCCGCGTTTGTGAGTTCGGCTTCGAGGCTGGTCGGAATGCCGAGGTCAAACCACTTGCTCTGGCTTGCGTTGTGTGCCGTGTACGCTTCGACAATCGTGTTCAGCGTTTCGGACAGTTCGCTCGCAGGAATGGTGATGTTTCCCTCGGTGGATATTGCGTAGTAACCCATTGTGTTTCCTTTCGTCGTTTGGTCTTACTCGATTATGGTAGCACGATTGGGCGCGGAAGTCAAACTCCCACGCCCTCGTCGTGTTATCCGTCCTCGCCCAGAGCCTCGTCGCGCAAGCGAATGTGCTCGGCTAGGTCGTCGGGGTCAATGTCGGTTGTGTACCCACACTCGTCGCACGATACCGTTTCGGCTTCCAAGTCCACCGTGCCCATAGTCCCCTCGTGCTGGCAGGTGACGGTGATAGGCGGGTTGAGGTATCGGTTCGCAATGGCGCTCGCCGTGTCGGCGCGTGTGTCGTCCGTTGCGTTCTCAATCTCTGCCCAGTCCTCGTCCGTCCACTCGCTCGTGTCAATGACTTCGAGGTTGTGTGCCGTGCCGTACGAACCGTCGGTGGCGAAGTAGGTGCTCGCCCGTTCGGGTACGAGAAGTTGTCCGAGTTTCGCGGATACCGCGCTATCGAACTTTTCCTCGTCGTCGCTTTCGGGGCGTCGCCAGTCTTCGGTGTCGTCGTCCCACCACGACGCCGTACCAAACCGCGCCATAAGTGTTTCGTCGTCAATCCAGAAGTTGCCGTTCTCCGTGTCGTAGTAGACCGCGAAGTAGATTTGCTTGCTTGTCATTATTACATTCCTTCCGATAGTTGGTTGTAGAGTGTTTCGAGCGACTCGCGCGGTAATTCGTCCCAGAAGTTATACTGTTCGAGGAAATAACCAATCAAGCCGACCAGATATCCGACATAGATTGTTGGAATGACTATGGTCGTAATCGGCTCTCCCGCTTGGTCGAAGCCACCCTTGTAGCACGAGTAGCAGGTGTAGCCGTCCTCGTCGAGAATGTCCCCGTCGAGTTCGTCGCAGGTACAGTCTGGGTTGTTTGGGTTCTTTTCCATTACTCGCTCTCCTCGCTCTCAATCATCTGTGCGTGAATGTCGTTGTATTTGTTCCAGATATCCTCTGCCATAGGGTGAGGGCATTGCTCGATTTCCTCTAACAGGTCGAGGAACAGTTCTTTCCAGTCGTCCATTTTGTGTTTTGTTTCCTTTCGTCGTTTGGATAGTTCTATCATAGCGAACGCGAGGGCGAATGTCAAGTCCGCCCCCGCGTGTTGCTATTAGTAGTGGAAGTCCACAGGCACGAGTGCCCAGAACTTCGCCTCGTCGGGGTTCTCCTCAACCTCTTTGAGGAAGTAGTGAGGCGTGGGAGTTCCATTGGTAATGTCGAGGAAGTGGCTGTCAGGGTTCCAGTATCCCTCGAAGTGCGACATAAGTCGGCGCATTGTCCACGCCCCCATTGACGAGTAGTCAATAGGTTCGCTGGTGTTGTTGTATCCGCGCTCGAACCTTGCCATTGCGCTGTCGAGGTCGAACTTCTCCGACAACTGCTCGAACAACTGCTTGGCGTTAGAGAGTTGCCACCCCAAGCCCTCGTTCATCTTTTCGAGGAACAGGTCGGGGTTATCGCCATACAGAACTACGGCGTGGTCGCTGGTCGAATAAGCGTCGCCCTCAACGAACCGCCCGCCCCCGACAACGAACCAGTCGTACCAAGAGCCATAGGGTCGCTCGTCACCTTCGAGGGTCGAGTTCACATCAGCGACTGCCTCCTCGCGGAGTTCGTCGGCGTTCGAGCCATCAAACTCGCTGTCGAGTTTGACTGCTACATAGTGGAGAGTGTGCATAGTGTTTGTTTCCTTTCGTCGTGTGTTGTTTGGTGCTGGGTGCTACCCCATTGGTTATAGGATAGCACCCCGCGTTGGGTTTGTCAAATCCGATTGCCCTTGTCGTCGTACCGCGTGGGTTCGATTTCGGGGTGTTCCGCGATAATGTGAAACTCGAACTCGTCGTTGTCCTTGATGAACGCGCGTTGGAACTCTGCTTCATCTTGGAAGTAGAACCAAATGCGCTGGTCGAAGTCCTCGTCCTCTGACATTTTTTCGTAGAGGTCGGGGTCATTCAGAATGACAACTTGTGCCATTGTGTCACCGGGGATTTCTTTCGGGTTGTCGTTCCATTCGTAGTCAACCCAAGTTACTCGTTCAGACATTGTGTTTCCTTTCGTCGTGTTTGTCATAGTGCCAGTATAGCAACAATGCGGGGAGAAGTCAAATCGAACTTCTCCCCGCGTGTCGCCTAGTAGGTTGGGCTAGTCACATTGTCGCCAATCTCTTTTCCAAGAGTGACAATGTTGCTGATGTCAATGAAGCGCTCCTCGCCCTTGTTGTTGTAGGCAGTCGCCTCACCAGTCAGGAAGCGCATTTTCTCCGAACCAATGTTCGTGATGATAGCCACCCAGCCATCTGCGAGGTGCTTCTTGAAGAAATCGCCCCAAGTGAACTCGGCTTCGTCCGTGTCGTCGTCTGCCTGCCACGCGAACCAGTCAATGCCCTCGCCCTCACCATTGTCGAGGAAGCCGAACAAAGTCTGTCCGCCCTCGGTCTTGCGCTCAATGAGTTCGACATAGCACTTGGCAATGTCCTCGCGGAACGCCTGCTCATCCTTGACGGCGAAGTAGTTAGTTCTCCCTTGTGCAATGTAATTTGCCATTGCGTTTCCTTTCGTCGTTTGTCAGTGGTATTCAGTTATACAACCAATATAGCAAATATATCTCCGCTTGTCAACTTCATTCCGTGCTCAAAAAACCTATACTTTTGCAAAAAAGTGGCGGGACTCCCGCAATGGGAATCCCGCCGAGCCACGACGAAATGGCAAGTGGTGCTGAGGGAATCGAACCCTCCTACGCTCCAAGAGCACCTGTGTCCGTTAGGCGAACAATTCCTGTCGAGCGGTTGAGTCGAGGGGCGTTCCATAGTTCCCGAGGAATCCGAATCCTGCTCCGTTTCCCTCCTCGTCTTTCGAGAGAATGAGATAGGTTCCGTCGGTGAACTCGACGACCACGCCGACCTCGCCTTGATACCACATCATCTCGTCGAGTTCTCGGTTGCTCATTGAGCGAATCGAGGCGACGGTCTTTCCAACCAGTGAACCGAACTCTCGGTCCACATATGCTTGCTTGTCCATCTTTTCCTTTCGTCGTGCGTCGTTGTTGATAGCATAGGGGCTGGCCCTCCGTTTGTCAAATCGACTCGCGGAGGGCGCTCGCCGTTATGCTACGTTGACCCAATCCATCGTGACGGAGAGGAGGTTGTCGTAGTCCGCCGACATTGCTTCGGTGCGGTACTGCGAGATTTCCTCCGACGGCACGCCGTTGGTCTTGAGTGCTTTCTGGACGGACGCGATGATACCGAATGCGTTCCCATCCTTGCCCGTCAACTGGACGGTGATGTTGTCGTACTTTGCCATGCTATTTCCTTTCGTCGGTTTGTCTTGCTCTGCCAGTATAGCGGTTTACCCTCCCGTTGTCAAATCGACTCGGGGAGGGCACGCCGTCTACTTGCGCTTATTCGTCGTCCTCGTCGAATCCCTGAGGAATCAGATTGAGGAATCCCTCGTTTGGGTCGCCGTCTACGGTGTGAACCGCGTTGACGAATCGGAGTCCGCACGAGTCCTCGTACCATTCCTGAACGAGTTCGAACATGTCGTAGGCGTTCATGTCGCTCGCCGAGATGAGCGGGTCGTATCCGTATCCGCGCATCAGGTCCATCTGGGCATCGTCCATCAGGATGTAGATTTTGTGGCATCCGTCGAACGCGATACCGCGTGCGTCGCAGAGTGCTGACTCTACTGCACCCCAGCCAGTCTGGCCCTTGAGTTTCAGTTCCATTGAATTTCCTTTCGTCGGTTTGTCGTTTGGTCTTACTCCATCAGTATAGCGACTATGTCATACCGTGTCAAGTTCATTCGGAAAAAAGAATCCGACCCACTGGCGACAAGAGTTTAGGACGACTAGACCAGTGGGTCGGAAGTGTTACTGGGCGTTCACCCTCGAGAGTGCTCGGATGGCTGCTTGCCCAATCAGGTCGGTTGCCTTGGTCACGTCCAGTCCATCGACCACCACGAGTTCGGCGGAGGTTCCCTTGCAGATGTGCTTGGCTCCAGTTCCGTAGTATCCGTGAACCTCGCCCTCGGTCAGCCACACGACACCCACGCCGTTATCGGTCATACGCGTGACCCACTCCTTGGCCTTGGGCGTTTCGTTATCGGTGTAGATACCGTCAGACACGACGACCATAAGCCTCGCCCCTGAACCGCCAGTGAGGTTCATCGCTCCGTTCAGAGCGCTCGCCGCCTCGTTAAACTTCTCGGTTCCATCGGGTGCGGAGTAGACGGTCACTTGGTCGAGGTGCTGGCCGGGCTTGAGCGTAGCGAACACACTCTCGCCGTAGTAGACCATCGCTGCGCGACCCTGAATCCGTCGCACTGCCTCAGACAGTACCCACGCCGTGCTCGCCATCGGTTGCATAGCGGAGCCCATCGAGCCAGAGATATCCACCATCACACCAACCTTGAGTGTGGGGTCGTCCGTGTTCTTGCGAATCGTGCGACGCCACGGCTCAACGGTAGCGTGCACGCCGTTCTCTTTCATGGCTCGGTTCTGAATCAGTGCTCGAGTACGGAGGCGACCGGGGGGCGTGATTGCCGTACCGCGAATCTCAACGCGGTCACGATACTTCGCCTTGTCGAGGAGGCCACCCAACTTCACGGCAGCGGTGCGCTCGCTCGAGTTCGGCGCTCGCTTTTCCAAGAGGCGTGAGGAGGTCTTGCCACCTGCACCGGGACCAGTCGAGGCGAACGTCTTGTCCGCGTTCGTCTTGTCGCGTGCCTCGGACTTGGCGCTCGCCGAGCGTGCCTCGACCTGCTCCTTGTACTCCTCAGTGGTCTGCTGGTCGTTGAGTTCGTCTGACACCGCGATGGCAGTGTTGCCCTCGTCCTCTTTCATGGCGTCAATAATTCCCTGAACGACTTCGTCATAGCGTGAGCCTGAACCGCCCTCGCCCTCTCCCTCGCCATCCTCGTTCTCGTCATCGCCCTCTTGCTTGTGCTCCTGAATGAGAGCCTCCCACTTTCGAGCGAGTTCGTATGCCTGCCCAGTTTCGTGTGAGGAGAGCAACTGGAACTGGAGCCAGACCTCGCGGAACTCCTGCACGACCTCAGGGGTGAGTGCCTCGTGGAGTGCCTCGCGATAGGTGCTCGCGTCAGCCTCGTCAAGTACGCCAGCGTCAACGCGAGCGAGAATCAGACCCATTGACTGAGCGAGGAATCGAATCGTCGACCCCTCGAAGTTCTCAGCCTGCACGTCACCAATCGCAATCCCAATCGCGGAGGCGCGGAGGAAATTACGGAAGTGGGGGAACGTGTCAACGCCGAGGCGTTCGATACGACCCTCCTCGAGCAGGTGGAGTGCCTTGTACTCGTTAGGCTCGAGAGCCACGATAGCCTTGGGCAAATCCCACTTCGTGAACCGCGCGTGCATGGCCTCGTGGAAAATCGCGCCAGTGGCAATCGGGTATGAGAACTGAGTTCGGCGCTTGCGAATGTCGCCGACCATCTCAGGTGTAGCCAGAGGGCCGAACGCAATCTTGGTGTTGACTTCGACCTCAGCGTGGAGGGGGTCGAACAGCGCTGCTACGCCTTGGTCCATCGAGGCGCTGCTGTCCACGTAGGCAACAATGTCTGAGCGCCCTGCCCACTCGTTTGCGAGTTGACCAGTCCATGCGCTCATGGGGAGCCACTCGGGCTCGTTGTTGCGTGAGAGTTCTGATGTTAAGTGCATTGTGTTACTCCTGTCGTTTGTCGTTGGTAAATCGTCCTAATAGAGAGTGTAGCACCCCTGCCAACTCGTGTCAAGTCAGCAGGGGTGCGTATCTCAAATCTTGGCTGGGAGCACTGCCTCACCAAGAACGCGCTGGAGCACCTCGGCGACCAGCGGACGGTCCATCTCGGGAGCGGACGCCATGAGGTTCGCAACTGCGAAACTCGTACCGAACGACTTCTCGAGGTCACGGAACGCGAGGAGTTCGCGGAACTGAGGAGCCCACATGGCCTCACCAGTCGCAACCTTTTTCGCGAGGTTCTGCGCTGCAGTGACAATCATCGCAGGTACGCCCAACTTCTTAGCGAGCGACCAGTCAGTTGTCATCTCGACCTGAATCCCGAAACGCGAGAGGAGTGCCTCGGAGAGGCGAACACCCGGAGCGTTGGGGTTGGTCGCGCCAACAACGTAGAATCCATCCTGCGCCTTGACAGTTCCGCGCTCAGGGTTCGCAGTGACTGTGTACTCCTTGCGACCATCCATGAGGCCGTACACAATCGACATGACCTTGGGGTCAATCAGACCGACCTCGTCAATGAGGAGAGGCTTACCCTCCATCGCTGCTTTGAGGAGAGGTCCATCCTCCCAACGGAATCCCGAGCCAGTGTCGACATAGGAGCCAACGAGGTCAGCGACCTCAGTGTCACCCGAACCGAGAATGGTGTAGAGGTCGTCACCGAACGCCGCCTCGACGAGTGCAGTCTTGCCACAGCCCGGTGCGCCATAGAACAGCGAGTACTGTCCGAGGTCGCGTGCCTTGCGGAGAACAGCAACGTCAGTGTGCTCACCCCAAGGGCGTGAGTAGTAGAGGTCACCATTCGGGCGAGCGTATGAAACTTCGCTCTCGCCGATAGTCACGGAGGTTGCAGTCACAGTCTTGCGTTCTTTCGTTGTGCCAGTGGAACGTCCGCGTGCAGTGGTAGCAGTAGTGCGGAATGGGGCGAGGAACTCACGTGCCTCCGAGGAGTACCCAGTTGCGAAAGCAGTGGTGAGAATGAGAGCAGTGTTTCGCTGGCTCCCCTCCATACCCATTGTAGCGTCAATCGAACTGTCCGACATGAGGGCGAGGCCCCTTTCGGAAATCGACATTGCCAGTTTGATGTTGTCGTAGTTTGTCATTTTGTTGTCCTCTCTTAGACAGCAGTCGGGTGGTAGGTGGTAGTGGTCGCAGGTGCAGGCCACTCGTATGCGTGCTCAGGGTAGCCAGCCTCAAGGCGTGCTCGCTGAATTCGGCGGAGGAGAGCAGATGGTGCTTTGCCAGCCTTGGCCTCGAGTGCGTCTGCCTCAGTGAGGTCCGCGAGGACCAGAGGAACTGCTCGGACGTTGTTGCTCTTGACCGCCTCCTCGAAGTGATGAATGAGTGAGAAGTAGCCCATTGTTTTCGAGGCCATGTCCATCACACTATTGAGGGTGGTGGTGTCCGCGTCCGCAGGTGTCTGAGGTCCGCGATAGATACGCCACTGCTTACGAGGCGAGTGGTTTGCAACCCAGCGCTGAATGAGCATAGGGCGTGACCACTCGTCGCCGACCTTGACAGCAGGAACGAGAATCTGCTGTTTGGTCCACGCGTTGTCCTTGTACTCGAGGAGCACTGCAGTTGCGAGCGCCTCCCGAGCCTTGGCGATTTCGGATGGGTGTGTCATGTTGTTTCCTTTCGTTGTTTGTCGTTGGTATTGCTTGTAAATAAAAGGTAGCACAGAACTTTTGATAATGCAAATCAATATGGAAAGTCGGCGTGTCGAGATTTGGAACGCAGTGGAACGCTGGAACGCAAGACTAATGTTTGAAGTTGAGAAGGGGAGTGATGCAGATATCGCAGACGTGGCGGATTTTATCGTCCTCGTTCAGGAGAGTCGCATATGGAAAGTGAAGCACCAAGTTACACGTGCCGCATCGGTCTTCAAGGACATCGGGTTGGTCGAGTCCACCGTTCATATACATCATACGTTCGTGGCGCTCGCGAACGTAGAAGATTTCAAAAGTTTCTATCATACAAAAGAACTTACCATATAAAAAGAAAAGGACCCCCGTTAGGAGGTCCCGTTCTTGCACTTGCTCAATCGAATCGGTTGTTGTACGTCTTCGTCAAGTGGAAGTGGCTGGGGTGGTAGTCGCATCGGTAGATACGGATGTGCTTCGTGGAAAGTTGTCCCACGAGACTCTTCCGTGCTGCGGACTCGGTGGTGAAGATGGCTTTACCCGTTTCCTCACAACGAGGGTATGTCCCTGGCGAAGACTTATCCAGCCACGCCCCCTGCGGAAGGGCAGGCCCGCGCTTGCGTCCGACTCGGCGTCTCTTACTTGGCATCGCTCGCCGTTGCCTTCCGTCGGGCGTACTTCTTGATGGTGTCCTTTATCTGCTCTGTTGCTTCCAAAGCCTTGCCCTTTTCGTACTCTGTTACGTAATCGTCGGTCGTCGTTGCAGTGTAGAGCCCGAGGAGGGTTTCGTCCCTCTTTGCTCGCCGACGGTCTGCCATGCGAATCTTTCCCTCGAGAGTTTTTACTTCCTTCTCGAGTTCACGGTTCTGCATCGTGAGTTTAATGATTTCACGATTCAAAGTGCTGTTGGCACCCTTCATCATTTCGTAATCGACGAGGTACTGCTGGTCCACCCTTGGTGCAATCGGTCGCTCGCCAAAAGGGTTGGTCAGTCGGAACTGTCCCATTGCCCGTTTGAATCCCGCAAAGTACGAAGCGGTACATGATGAAACGATGAGTCCCATCAATACGAGGAAGAAGGCTCCCCATTCTGTTGGTTCTAGCATGTCGTGTCCTTTCGTTTTGTATCGACGGGGACACGATAGCACGCCGTTTAGCGGATGTCAAATAGTTGGTCTAATGATGGCGAGTCGGGCTGGCCCGTTGCCTTGGGACCGTAACCCAAGAACCGTTGCCACTTCGCATATGCACTTCGAGTGTGATTATCGAAGACTCCCCTTCGAGCATCACGAAGGCCAACCTTTATTGAAAGTTGCATTTGAATCTCGGCTACTTCAGTGAACGGTTGGTTAGTCAGTGATGAGTTGACCTTCGCGATGTACTCAGATGCACGGTCGGGAGTATATGTGAAGTTGAGTTTCATGTCGGTGCTGCGTGCTTTGTGTGCTGGACGGGCGAAGGCAAGGACATCCGTTATATAACGAATACGTTCATAGACTCCGTCTTTATCGCGGGAACCACGGGGCAGGCCCGAGTCGGTTTGCGCTTCGATGGCTTTGAAGGAGCGGTTGACTTTCCACATAGACGTGTCGGTCACGATTCCCACATGTGGTTGTGCAAGTGAGTCCTCGGTGGGAAATGCGTAGAAGACGATGTCCCCCTTCTTCGGTTTACGGAAGATGCGGTTGTGTTCCACGAAGTACGCAAGTGCTGAGGGGGTATATGCAAAGGTGGGGACATCAAGGCTCGCCGTTGACTCGAGGAAGACGACATCGAGGAAGGCACCGTTCCACGTTTGGTTTGGCAGGCCGACTCGGTTCCCGTAAATAGAGTTACGGTTTTGTTGCGCGACATAACCCACATGACGGCTCGCCGTCTGTGCGGTTAGGTCTCGGTCGCGTTTAGTCATTGGCACCTTCGATTATACGTCGGAGGGATGTGAGAAGATACTCGGCTTCAAAGGCAAGCCGTGTTGCTTCGGTTAGTTGTTCACGGTTCTGTGCATTTGTTATAGCACGTTGGCACGCCGTTAGATGTTCGTTGGCAAGGATGGCGATGTCGTGGAGATTCATGGTCGGTCATCTTCCTGTACAACTTCCGCCGCAATTATGTTCGAATCCTCGACTGAGGGCTCGCCGTTCTCGGTTTCGTCTTCGTCTATCTCCCTCGCCGTTGTCTCGAGAATCTCGAGAGAGCGAGCACCCTCGGCTAACTTCTTTAGTCGGTCAGCGATGAGAAGGGCGGCGCTCGCAGGGTCAGCGGTTAGGTTCGCATCAATTTCAAAACCAGCACGCACGCCAGCACGGTCAAGAATCTCGGTGGCTGCTTTGAGTCGGACTTGTTCCGAGTCGGCGGAGTCGAGTAGATATTCTATAACATCGGCTGCGGTTACGGCTGCTTGCTGAATACGGTCGCGTGCCCGTTGAACAGACACGCCCGCAGCCATGTTGCGAGTGCCCAAGTGAATACGACACAGGCCCGCATCGGTTGTGCGTCCCGCGCTCCAGAGAAGGCAACGGTTGCCGTCGGCTTTCACGGCGGTGCAACGGCTGGGAGGATTTTCAATCTTCGGTTTGGGGTTGTCGGCTGGGTTATCTTGGTACTTGACAAACTTACGAGTGGAGGCCAGCACCCACGCAGGTACGAGGTTGTCGGCTTCCTTCTCTGCGACGAGGTCCCAACCAGTGAGGTAGTCCGAGTTGAAGTTCTTGGGGTCAGCCAAGATAGGGGCACGGTCTTGGGCAGCCTGTTCGGCGCGGGCCGACTGCATCTCCGAAGAGATAACTTCTATATTGGAAGAGATGCTTCCGTCGGAATTGTAAACCTGACGCCACGCCATTTTATGTTTGCGAAGAATCTTACGGTTCTCGGCAGTATCGAGACAAACACCACGGTCAACTTCTTCGATATCAAAAGTTGATAGGTCGGGACGCAAGTTTATCGGCGTATCGACTTCGGGGAGGTCTGGCTGTTCGCCTATGTTAGACATTGTGTGTGAGAACTTCCAATCGGGGCTCAAAAGTTTTTTTGCGCCTGGTGAACGACCGGGCAGGCTTTTTGCCAACTTTATATAAGACTGATGATAGCACGACCTTTGCCAACATATAACGAAACCCCCTCCGAAGAGGGGGTCTCGCGGTTGTCGATTATGGGGCTATTGGTACGCAGATACTGGAAATCAAGCCAAGCATGAGCCAGAATCCAACGTACAAAATAATTGCTACGGTTATGCCTTCGAGTATCTTATCCATTGAATCTCTTTACGTGATGTGCTTTGAGCCAGATTTCTGGGTCGATGGCTCGACCGTCGACGTATATCCCGAAGTGGAGGTGGTACGCGGTTGTGACACCTGTCATTCCCACTTTGCCAATCTTTTGTCCAGGTATTACGGAATCTCCGACTCTGACTTTTTGGGAGCCTGTAATCATGTGGGCATAGACGGTTTCAATTCCACCTAAGTCTGGATGCCTGATAAGTACGAAAGAGCCGAGCCCTCCACCGTCGTCACCGACATCGACAACTGTCCCGAAGAACACGGCGCGAATGGTCGAGCCCTTCTTCTGAATGAAGTCGATACCTTGATGATTTGTCGAACAGAGGTTGCATGCTTTTGCCCGCCAGCCAAAGTCGGACGACACTACTTCAAAACCAGCGTCGACTGGAAATACAATCCACTGTGGCTCAAAGGTTTCTTGTACAACAGGGGTTTGGCTAACGTCATTTGCTGTCATTGATTGAACCTTAGTTATTTCATTGAGCGTTTCCGCGTTTGCTGGTACTGCCATCGACAGTAACTGTAGTGATACAAAACCTATCCCCACTACCGCGCTGTATATTCGCTTCTTCACACGTGCATTCACACTGATACACCTTTCCGTTGTCCGCAGAAAGGTCACCTCGACAATTCGAGTGGTAGCCAGTCATACACCAGCCACACAAATAAGTATTTCCCGTTGCCGAGATAGCCTTCCCGCTATCCGTTTCCGTTGGAGTGACTTCAGTTGAAGTCGTTGTCTGTTGCTTCTGCGTTGTCATTCGACCCGTCTTCTTTTCCGCGCATGGACTTTGCCATCCACTGGTCTAAGGCATCTCCCAACTCCTTGAAAGTGAGTTGTTCGATTTCATCAATCTTGCGCGGGTCCATCTGTGCAAGTTTGAAAAGTTTTAGAGTCTTGAACATTTGTGCAGGACCCTCTGTTGCGAATACCGATACCACACGAGTGCCCGGCATGTCCTTGATAGATACTACTGTGCCCGAAAAGGCTTTCGTATCAATCTCCACGAACTGCATCGCATCCTCCGCATATAACTCGGTTGAGTCCAAAGTCGGACTCGAGGGAGTCTCTCCCCCCTCTTGCTTGCGTTCTACCACTATACATCCTTTCGTCATTGTCCAGAGCAACAGAATATACCTGCCCTGATACCTTGTCAAGTTGAGTCTCACACAACTCGCATTTATCTATCAATAATACCACTTTTGCCCCAGAATCTAGGGCTTTTTGGCATGCTCCCTCGAGTGCGTGGGGGTAGTCAAAACCTCTTGATGTCCACTTGAAAAACAGAGGTTTATCCGTCCAAACAACTGCTCTGGCTTCTCCTCCTGCACACTTGCAGGGGTACTTTTTGACCGTTGTGAAGTCTATGCATCGTGAGTATTCTGTGCCAATCAACTCGTGTTTACCCAGTGAGTGCCCGCACGCACAGATTTCGTTATTGGAACCTTTAGCCACCCAAGCACCCCACGCAGAGCATTGCGTTGTATTGACTTGGTCGGTCTACTTGTATGCCGTTTGCCTCGAGTGCTACGGGGTGAATGTTTTCTCCAGTCCCGCACTTCCAACAAACTTTTCCTGCATCGAGCCATTCGACTGCGAATCCAGATGCCATTGACTCTGCTACTCCGAGCCATAGTGCGTGTAACTTCCCGCCACCTACGGTCTTGCGTGTGAATTTGCGTGCGTTCTCTGCTACCAACACGGGAACAAAACTTTTACAGGGGCATGCCATTCGAGAGGGTCGGCAATCTCCGTATCCTGCTTCTGCTGTCAGTCGACGTGCCGAATCCCTCGATAACTCTGCGTGTGCTCCTGCGGAGTGTCCACAAATACACACCCTCTTGTCACGGGCTGAACTTCCTCCGCGCTTGTCTGCTTGTTCCAAAATTGCCTTCGCCTCTTCGGGCGTCAGGTCAAAAATGCTGTTCATACAAAAACCATACCACACCCAGACCAAATTTCAAAATAAATGCCAAGTAAATATGATTACGGTTTCCAATTCATTACAAACTTATTCCCCGCCATGTAGGCAATTTATTCCCTGGGCGGGGTGTTAGTTTTCTAGTTAGTAATGTATTGGATTTGGTAATCACCGTTCATATTATTCATATTTATTCATTTACATTCATTTATTTCTGTACTGAAGCAAGTTTCAGTACCTTACCATTCCACTCATCCACACCCCTGAATATAGAAAGTTGGCCCCCCAGATTTCTCCAGAGAGCCAACATGGTATTCATTTATTTCATTGCTTGTTCCGAAGATTGACTGCCAAGACAATAGCAAAAATGAAACTCAATGAAACTCCAGCAAACAGTCCAACTAAGAACGACATGATGTCAAACACTACTCACCACCCCCATCCGCAAGTCCGAATCCAAAAGTACCCGGTAAACGCTCCTCCGTTGAACGCTCCATCAAGTACTTCAACCATGCAGTATGCGCCGTTACCATGTTAGAGCCAGCAACAATCTCTGATAAGGCAACATCCCCAGCCTCACGCTCCATAGTAATCCATACGCCATTTCCACCGATACTAGGCGTAAGAGAATAGACTTCTTTTTCACCGACACGGCCCAAAAGAACTACATCGTAGCCCTCGAACTTCCCGCCCATCTCAAGACTGCCCACGACGACCCCTAACTGGAGCATCCCCGACGTCAAAGGTCACAACTTCTGCCTCAGACTCAATAGCCGCGATGAAACGCATGATAGCCACGGAACGGCTAAACGCCCTATCCACTGCCACGGTGGACGTTTCGCCCTCTGCTGTCACGGTTACGTGTACTCCCGGCTCAATTTCTACGTCAATCTTCGCTTTTTTCACTGTCTAACTCCGTTTTTTCTGTATCTTGCGCCAGTTCTTTGTAGAAACTCAGCATATTAGTGGTCATTTCTATGTCATAGAGAAGCCCACGCTCCCCATAGACACGGTCATATAACTTCTCAAGTTCACGTGCCATCTTGAAAAGAAGGCTACCGTCCCCAGTGCCAAAACGGTGACGCTCCCTTGCGACTTGATACGCGCTTTCCACGAGTGCCGCCACGCGCTCTTTCTCGGTAAGTCCGAACTCTTTCATGCACTGTCCTCACATCGATGCCCTCAAACAAACCAACAACTACAGCAGGGGCTTTGGCTCCCGTAGCCTGAACAAATGCGTATCGTTCAACAGTATCAGCAAACAATCCGCGTTTGTTATGCGCTTCTAAGTGCGCTACAGCCACGTCGACGTCCATTTTCCAGCCTGAACCAGACCCAACTACGGCTGGAACACCTGCAGATACCCGTCTAAGGACCCCAATAATGTCCCCAAGAAGCGAATCAACCCGTGTTTCCATCTCTCCGCCATAGGAAAACTCCATCCGACCAAGCACGGAAACACCGCCTAAACCACCTTCGGTTGCCCACATTTCGGCAATTCCACCGAAATCCGTAAGTTTTTTATTTCTTACGGTAATAAAAATATCGCCAACCCAGTACTGTAAAATCAAGGGTTTTTGCCCATGTACGTAAGTTTTTGATTTCTTGGGGACACTATTTTTAGTCCTCTAGGTCGGTTTTAGCCGTCTTGAAGACCTTGATAGCGATTTTATCGGAGGCAATTGCCAAGAGAACGGGTGCTCCACCAGAGATAACGGCACCAATAATCAATTGCAACTGGGTATTTGCCGTTGTTACCACGAAAGTGTGGGCTACGTTGGCAAAAGTGGACACAATAGTGAACGCACCAATGGCAATCCATGTTCCCCATACTCGCTCCCCACGCTCACGCTCAATGAACAGAGACAAAGTGAATGCGACGATTGCCAAGTCCAACATGAGTGGCACAGCAAACTGCAAAGGCGGGTTAGCGCCAACTGCCCACGCTGCTGCTTCGTACACACCCAAGAAGGATACATAGAATGACGCGGCAGCCATTGTCGTAATCAGCGCCAATAGAAGTACTAGGACAAAAGCGGTGTCAGCATGGAATCGCTTGGCACGCTTGCGGTTAGTGGATGGCTTTGAGGGGAAGACTGCCTGAATCGGCGTCTCAATACCAGGAATCACATTGGCGGTTCCTGTTACAGGAGCAGGCGGTGCGGGAGGAATCCATGCACCGTCTGGGGCAAAGGTAAGTTCATTTCGGTATTCATCAGTCATACCCACACTCTACCATCTCAACCTAAGCAACACAACTACAACTGCTAGAATCACTTTATGCTCGCAAAGGACAGAAAATCTGGAAATAGACAGGACGCGCGTATCCGCGACTATCTATATGCTTTTTTCTGTATAACTAATTGGCTAGTTAAAATTATCATTAGCGATATAAATAGGCGTCGTAAAGGATGACAGAACGATGCATCAGCCCCTCTTGCAGTACAGACTGCGGGAAATTCTATAAACCCACAATTTCTACCTACCTCAGTTGCTGCCTACTTATTCCAGCCGTTCTTATTTCACCAATAGTGATTATTGTCCTGTTGCTGATACAATGTGGACCTAAGTAAAACTACGAGAGAGGTGTTTAATGGTCTCCTATTGCGTCGACCCCGATTGCGACATACACAACAATGACCTATTCAATCCGCCACAACTAGCACCTCTTATTAGTTGTTGCCTGTTTATCGTCGTTGGATTGGCTATCTTTGCCGTCATCGCTATTGCCTCGGTTATCACCCTCATCAACATAAAAGGATAAGCACACATATACACATGAATATGAATAGGCAATACGCCCTAGCGCTCCTGTCAGCCGTCCCCTGCGAAGTTCCCAAGGAGCAGTGGGCCCTTATTCATGCACTCCTATATATAGGTGACCAATTGGAAAAATCTGACGACCCGATTTGACAACCATAATAGCCTCGTGCTATCGTATAAACACAACGACAAACACTAACCCGAAAGGACACAAAACAATGGCTCGTAAATTGACGCCGTTTCAACTAACACTCACCGCAGAGTACGCACCTCAAATGCGTCCCCTGCTCGCTCTTGCCACCAAGGCATACGGAGCACGCTCCACCGTCAGCCCTGCTCACGAAGCCAGCCGAGAATACACTCGACTCCTCGTTGAGTTCACCGAAAAGGGTGGTTCGCTTCTGAACCTCGCTAAGGAACTGAATGTTCAGTATTCAGGAATGCGTCGTCGCGTTATGGCGAACCCGCTCCCCGACCTTACTCGTGGCGCTCCCAGCCGACACATCTCGGAGGACGTCTACGATGAGGCAGTTGCTCTCATTCAGGAAGCCAAAGAGCACACCCCCAAGGCGTACCACCTTGCTCTCAAGAAGGCTTATGACGATGGTCTCAGCCTTTTCCACATCGCACAGCGACTGGGTATGTCCTCAGCAAACCCGCTCTACTTCGGTGTCAACCGTGTCCGCCTGAACGAAGGCGAAGGAAAGTAGTCGTGGGCGTTCAAGCACCCATCGACCCACCCGACGAGGGTAACTACCAAGACGGAGAGTGGGACTGCCCTGACTGTGGGAACTTCACGGCTACCAGCGAGTGGGTGGAAGTGGTTGGTCGCTATCACGCAATCATCACCACCATCTGCAACGTCTGCGAATACAGCAAGACTGACGAAGACACTGCATACGGATACGACGGATGATTCGGCGCATATTTACCGAGGAGGAAGTCTTCGACCTCGAACTCAAGGCTCATGGTCAAGTTCAGTACGACCTTGGGCGTAGCGACGAACGCGAACGCATCATCGCACTGATTGAGTCGAGCAAGGTAGGCGGACACCGCGACGCTGAGTACCTAGTTGCACTCATCAAGGGAGAGAACGAATGATATCCAAGAAACTCTCCCCTCTCCGCCAGAAAGATATCCGAACTGGCGCACAGCAGGAGCGTGAACGAATCGTCGCACTGCTGGAAGAGATAGTAGCCGAAAAGACCAATGCACAATATGGCGCAAACTTCGACATAAAATTGGAACTAGCGCAGGATATTGTTCTTATTCGTCGCATCACCAAACTTATCAAGGGAGGAAACCAATGAGCACTGACGAATCATTTGCTGAAGTATTCAATGGCGGGAAACTTGTTGGCGAAACCATTGGATACCTTGACGGCGTAATTGCAGAGCGTGAACGCATCATCGCGTTACTCGAAGCCGAACTGAACAAATGTGATTGCGAAGAACCGTTGCAACACCTTTCCGCACTTATCAAGGGAGAGACTTCTTGACTAAGGGAAACTATGAGCGCATAGTCTCACAGCACAGTCGTGAACTTCTAGAAGGAACGGTTGGTGCTATTGCCAAAAGTGCCAAAGAAGATGGTGTTGATAAGGGCTCCCGCAAAGAACGTGAAAGAATCCTTGCATTACTTGAGCATGAAGAGACTCGCTCCTCCAAAGACTTCTTCGGAGCCCACCAGTCGAAACAGTGTGTGACATGCAGAAACATTGCACGTATCGAGGGAGTGCTCTAAGACTCGAGCCCTGAAGTTGCCCGCTTCTTGCCAACACCGTTACGGTTTGGCTTTTCTCCCTTGTCGGGATTGAAGACTCGCAACTCACCGAGGTTTACGACTTGTCCACGCGAACGTGCTCGTCGAATGTCTGAACGCTCACGAGGAGTTAGTCCACCCCAGATACCGAGTCGCTCCTCTTTCAGGATTGCCCACTCAGCGCATCGAATTTGATAGGGACACTCAGAGCATATCTGTTTTGCTAGTTTACGTCCTGCATATATCTGTGCTGGCGTGACTCCTTCCTCGGAGTCGATGAAGAAAATGTCTGGAGCAGTTTCCGCACAAAGAGGGGGTCCTTCCGCATCGTTTGTAAAGTTTTGCAGGAGGTCTTTGGGGAGTTCAATCATATGTCTATCGTATCGTGCTGCTCGGAGCAGCGCAAGTTTGCTGGGTTTTTTGTTCAGAAAAGTGCGCTGGTTTTTTCCAAACTCCTCAACTTCCAATATAGTATGTAAAAACTGTAAAACTAAATAGAAAGTCCATTTTTCCCAGTAAAATAAAGGATTTTTGCCGTGCTACACTTGAACTCTGCTCCTCGAATGGCACCCCAAATTTCGTGCCCGAGGAGCATTATCTATCCCCCCGCAACCTCTACATAACAAGGAGACAGTACCTCTATGAACCCTAACGAGACCTCTGACAACGTCAACGGCTTCTACGTCCCGATGGACCCAATGGACCTTTTGCAGTGTGACTCCTGCCAGTAAGACCCCACAACCAAACAGCAAGCGCCTCGTCTTAGGACGGGGCACTGCTATCTCTACCACAACAACAAGAAAGAATATATAAATGCCAATCCTCGGAACTGGACTCCAAGACGGACTCCTCCTCAAACCAATCCGCTACCAGTGGGCAATGGACCTGTACAACCAAGCAGTCGCCAACACGTGGTTCCCCAACGAAATCCAACTCGGCGAAGACATCGCTGACTTCAAGAAGATGTCGGAAGAAGAACAACACGCCATCACATTCCTCATGTCGTTCTTCAACCCCTCGGAACTTATCGTCAACAAGGCACTTGCCTTTGGTGTTTACCCTTACCTGAAC